TCCGCACCATAGCGGGAACGCCGAAAAATCAAGGTTTGCCCCGCTCAGGTCGGCCATGCGCAGGTCGATTTCGCGCAGGTCGGCCCCGATCAGTTTGGCCCCGCGCAGTTTGGCCCCGCGCAGGTCGGCCCCGCTCATGTCGGCCCCGCGCAGTTTGGCCCCGCTCAGGTCGGCCTCGCCCAAGTTGACCCCGCGCAGGTCGGCCCCGCCGTGTGGGCTATACCATTTAAATTCTTTCATAAGTTCCAACTGTCGATTATTCATGACTTTCTCCTTTGAATTATGATACTAACTTTTTACAATACCATTCTCCACCATCTTCTGTATGATCATCCCCCAAAAATTCCCGTGTGCATGATCATACAGCCCGCGCATAGAGTCGCGCATTTGCTCAGGCGTCATATCGTTGCCAGAATGACGCACAAGCAAATCATACCAAAAATCATGATCGCGCCACATCAGCGGCTTGATCTTTCGTAGGTGCGTTCCCGTAAATTGTGCCTTCTGGTTGCTTATGTATAGTTCAGCGATAAAGTGATTCCAATACTCGTGTTTTTTTTGCTCTGAAAACATCATGGCTATCTCCCCTGAATTGCCGAACTAACTGAAAAAGTTCACGTCCGCTTCACCTTGTACGGGCTGATTTGCCTCGATCAGGCCATGCGCCTGCCCCTTGTCCTTCCTAGCGCAGCCGCGCATGTACTTGAAAAATCCTGCTTGACTACTAACGCCCTCCTCATCCGCGAGATTCACCCACCTCAAGACGGCATCCCAGTGGCGCCCATTATACCTCTGCTCGGCCATGCTAAGCACTTCCCTCCACACGCGCTTCACACCGGCGCTTTTGAATTGCCGCGAGCCCCGCCGCCCCTGGCCGTGACGCACTTTGGTATACTCCTCGAGGATACGTGTGTCATCCTCGGACGTGGGCTTGTTCGTCTCGGTATCCATTCCTGGAAGGGTGGTGTATAGCGTTGGCTCAGGTGAAGGTTTGCTTTGGGGCGGTTCCGAATTTGTGCTGTTTGCAAATTCGGGATCTTTTGTCTGTGTAGTCTCTGTAGTAATGTCTGTTAAGGATTGTGAAATTTTTGATAATCCATTCTGTAAAAATTCAATAAACAGTTTATGAAATTTTTGATAATCGAAACGATAGTGGACGGTTGGTGATCCATTTGCTCGCTTGATGTCCGTCTCGACTATGCCTATGTCAGATAGCATATACACATATTTATTGACTTTGTATTGTGAGAGTAGGGTTTCATCTTCCCATTCCTTGTAGGTCTTGTAAAAGAAGCCGTCAGTACGCTTCCCCTTGTCACTCCAAAAGATCAATTGAGACAAGAACACACCACCCTCAAGACTTCCCATGAATTTGCAATAGGCCCTCGGAACGCCTATCATGTTGTCCTGTCCAGAAAAAGCCTTGATCAACTCTTTGAACTCATCGTAATTACTCATCGTAGCAAACTCCTTATATATTATGATGTTAAAATGTTAGCGCAACTCCGTTCGGGTTTGCTTACCATCCGAATATCCGTTCACAGACTGCGTAGGCGTCCATGACGGATCCAACGTTAAAACCATACTCAATGAGCAATTGAATCAGTATGGCGTGTTCTCCGAGTCTTCCTGATCCGCCAGCGTCACACATGCGCGCGCTCTCATAAGCCGACCATAGCTCGTTATACTGAGTATCTGTTAGCGATTGCATCTATGCCTTCTTGAATCATGGCCCTCAGATAAACGGAAAACTCAGGATCAATGTCGCTCATTGTCAATGCGACCTCATCAAGTGCGTTCTGCACTACGTTAACGGCTTCTGCCTGCGCATCCGCCACTGTTACGGCACTCACACTTTCAATGTCAATATACTTGAGGTTGCGCGAATTGTCACCTATGCGCCGTACCTGTAGCATCGTGCCGTTAATATCTTCAAGGACGCGGCGCACAACGGCGACGGATCCAAAGTACTCTACCAGGTCATTAGGTTTAATCTCTTTCATAATTTGCCTCCGTAGAAACACTCCTACCCAACCGACTCAACCGTGATGGCTTCGGCATAGACATAATCTGTTAGTCCATAATCCTCAGCCGCCGCCTCGATTGCCGCCTTCTCCGCGTCTTCGCGATTTGGTGCCGACACATCCACCTGAACGCAGACTGTAATCTCAACGTTTACACGCCATTCGCTATTATTCATGCTCTACCTCCATAGAAATAAAACCCATTCTGCCTATATCTTCATGTCATTTTCCATTACAAACACATAACATGGTGTTTCTCCTTTGTCTGTGATAATAAAAAACGCCTATGCACTTATCTGGACGGTTTGACGGCTCGCGGTTTGATTTAGTACATAGTTGGCAGGCTATATACTAGCCGCAAACCGCCCAGATAAAATCATAGACGTTTGCTTCAGTGACCGCTTGCTCTTGTTTGTCCTGCTTCGGGATCCGTCAGGCTTGCCAGGCCCTTCCCTCTACATGTTTATTATACTACGAATCGCGCAAAATGGCAAGTCGCTGCTGTACTGACGTCTGCTTCGGTGGAACCATCGCGGCTCTATAACATCGCGTACATAGAATGTTGCCGTTATGCCTGTGGTATCCGTTGTAGTAAAGCGTAGCATCGCTAATGATTTCATCGTCAATGACTTTCTTGATCTTGTGACATGCCTTGCATTTTATCGTGTGTTCTTTTTCCATGCCTCTTCTCCTCACGCTCCATAAACACTATACAGCAGCCCTAGCGCCTTCTTGGTAAAGACACCATCAAGCAGAAGGCCATCGCTGACCATCTCATCAGCTATTGGCCCGGTAAAATCATGCCGGATGCCCAGGCTCCCTGCCTCTATGCATTTACAGAGCATTGCCGCAAGAGCGTGCTCTTTCTCGCTTGCATGTTGATACCCGCGCAGCATATCGAATGGGTGTTGATCTGGTTCTGTGAAAGATTCTATGTTCATCATTGCCCCCTTTTGCGCCCCATCATGACATCGTGAATTGTCTCGCGGTAGCTCTGTTGTTCCGCGCTGTCCTGGTGCCCATCCTCATACCTGATCATCGGATACTGAGCATCCCGGATAAGCGCCACATGCCCGCACTTGTTGCATAGGTGCTCGTCATACGGTGGGTATGATGTCAGTTGAGTCCCGGTGTACTCAAGCGTTCCCTCTTTGCACTTAGGGCACCTCGCCTCTACCTGCACAACTCTCAGCGGCTTGGTGCTTTCAATGATCTCGCTTTTGTTAATGTAATTGTTCATCGTCGTCTCCTTTTCTTGAGTCGTAAGTCACCGGATAGATGCAGCGAACTCTATCCAGTGCTCAATAGTAGCATCATCCTCCAACACCTTCATGAATATCTCCATGTCTACCTCGCGGGCCGCATTTATGCAGGAAGCTATCAGGCTGATAATTTTCTCATTGTCAATACCATGCATTTTGCAAATACTTCTTGAGGCATAAATAGGAGGCTGCGCTTTTATGTATTGCTTTGTCAACTCATAGTCATCACCATGCGCGTTGAAAAATCTCCACGTCATGATCTTTTGCGGATCATCTGGTCTATGATTCCACCAACGCGCCGCCATAACCTCTAGGTCATCAAATGATAACCTGACATGTGCATCCAGTCTCGCTTCCATGCATTGCGGATCACTGCACCTGATTATGATTGAGCGCCTTTTCGTGTTGGTCGTTCCAATGTGTGTAACCTTCGGTGTGCCGCCGCAGAGTTGGCATGGTAATAACTCGATTGCCGGGAGGTTGTCATTCCACCTATACATTATTGTGTTTGTCATGCTATACTCCTTTGAAATTATCTTAGTAACTTGTTTGCGCTTGCTTCTTTGGAACCATCACGGCGAACTGTCCATCTATTGAATCGGTCGCAAGTTGTGCTATTTTGCCACCCATCACCAACATCGTCGAGGTACTCAGGATCACGCTCGCACCACCATGATCCGTTCTCGCTTCGATAATGCTTGCAATTTGCGCACACACGCGGCTCAATAATCCTGCGATTGCGTGGCGGTTTAAGTTTCATGATCTTGCCTCCTTTTCAACCTTCACCAGCGGCATATTCTTGTGCCGCCAAATAAAACCACCATCGCAGTGGTCACACGATACATACGGATACCAGTAGATGTACCCGTATCCTCCGCAGTGTGGGCATAGTTCCCATGTCTCACTGCCCATACAATACCACCATGACCCACGTACCCTTGAAATGGCCCTGAGCCCATTCATCGCCACATCCTCGCCAGAAGCTGCTCGCGGTTGCGCTTGCGCCGCTCGCGTTCTTGCCATGCACGCTCCTCCATGTATTCCTTGTGATGCGCCTGGGCCGCATCATACCCGGTGAACCAGGCATCATGATCCGTTACGTAGTTTGGAGGGATACGGGGAAGGTTCGCATCATACGCGCGCCAACCCTGTACTTTTGAGACTTCTGCTTCGATTTTGTCTGTTGTCATGATTGCTCCTTTTGAACTTACTAAACTAAATCTATACCTCATTACCAAATACATCCCACCCTGCGCGCTCGCGCCTAGCGAATAGCTCAAGGCGTGGCGTAAGTTGTGGGTACATCCATTCTAGTCTATCCTGCATCGCCTCTGGCTTTGCACTATGATCTCCGCGTGGCGCAAAGATCATTTGGCTGGCCTTGTGTCCTTCCGCGTGCTTTGGAGCATCACCACGCCGACCGAATAGCACAAGCTCAGCATTGCTGCCGGTGTAGTAGCCAGGGCCGAAAAACGCAAGGTTGTCAAGCATCCGCATTAATTGTCCGTCATCCGGTGGGAATAGCGGCAACTGTGACACAAAGGCTCGCAGCTTCTCCCATAACCCGGCATTAGCCTTGACCCACACGAAGCCAACCGTCACGAAATGGAAGTCCCAGGCCGCCATGACTTCTAGGGCATCGGGGAGCAGTGGACAGGTTGCCCACAGTGTGAGAAGGCATTGATCGGCGGTGAGTTGCGCAACGGGCATAGCGGCTATTTGGTCGGTGGTCATAAGATCGTAGCTCGCGCCTTCCCCGAATTTCGTTTGATCTCCGTGGTTGCGTTCATTGTACCACCACGGCGGATCCGCCGCAATCAGTTTGTACTTGCGCCCCTGAAATGCTGCCAACTGCATATCCAGGGCATTGCCGTTGATCACCAAGTCACTCACGGCGTACCAGCCTTTCGCCATTGAAGACGAAGCGCCCTGCCGGTTGGAATGGATTGTTCCGACTCGTGCGCTCAAGGCGCACAACCTCCATGCCGATGGGTGGGAAGCCGCCCTCGTAGCCCTCCTCGTTGATGTTGATGTCATCAAGGTCGAAGGCCGGCCACACAGCACCCTCATACATGCCCAGTGGATCGGTGATGACCTTGTAGGCTTTGAAACAACGTGCAGCACGGTCGGTTATGTCATGTGTTGTCATTGACCTTCTCCTCCGCGTGATGTGGTATGCGCGCTCCACCTTGTAACTACTGGCTCAGTCCAACACACCCGACAACTCGCCCCCCGTCATCACGCAACAACGGACCAGCTGACTAACTGATCCACTCGATGCGGTCGAACTCAAACGGCATCGGGCTTTCTACCGTGACGACAACAACATCTTGCTCACCGGCTTGTACCTCAACATGTGCGCGCGGGTTTACAAATTCCACAGCGCACATGATAGTTTCGCCACGCTCGCTGACGAATGATTGCTTTCTGGCGGTGGGGCGCGCCCCAGGCACGCTGAACACAATGCCGACCAGTCCGCGATCCTCGCGCGCCATCCGCGCGAGTGCTACGGCGACGTGGGGAGCGGTCGCCTGGAAAACGACCACGAGGCCCTGCGCGCGGGCCTCGCGGAGCAGATCCTCCACGTCCGCTACGCTGCGGAATGTTGGGTTTACCCGCTCAAATTTGAACGGGTTGCCAACCTCAATAGCAACGCAGGCGCGGGCGCTATCGCCGAACTCATGGCGCCCGACGACTAGCACGCCTTGCGGCGTGTAGCCACGCCGCCGCTCAAAATCCGTTTGCCCAACGGCTACGACACCACCAAAGAACACACCCTTTCCGCCGACGTCGCAGAAAATCACGCGGCGCTCGTCATGCGGAATGGCGTTGAACCAACTTACCACGGCGTCCAGCTCGTCGTTGGTGTGCCCGTGCCCGTGGCTCACCTCGGTAAACGGCGGTGGCGGGATGTGGTCCTCCACCTCTACGACGAAGGAAAAATCTCCCTCGTCCAACTCGGAATGGCCACCGTAATATTTGCTTTCTATTTTATAGGTCTTCATTTTTCTTTCTCCTTACTCCTCAGTGAACAGGGACCAACCAGGCCCCATGTAACCAACCACCTTCAGCGACTCCCCAAAAAGTGGCTGAAACCTCTCCGGGATCACGTATACCTCGGTATTCGTGCTCTCGGTCTCTCCGACCGACAGCCCCAACTCCTCGAAGTCGAGGCCGGCGGTACTGATGGCGTAGGCTTCGGCGTAAAATTCCTTAATCATTCACACTCGCAATAAAACGACATTATCAAACCTGGACGACTCCTTATCTATCATCCAAATAGGCCCAAGACTCCCAGCGCGTCTAATGGCCTGGATGATATTCTTTAAGTCGCCGTCGCTATCAAAGACCACATGGTCTCTATGGTGATCTTTGAAGAAACTGACAGCGTGATCACCGCTGATGAAAGACGCTTCGGCGTGACTGATAATCTCCACGTCAGTTCCGGCAGAAAGAAACTCCACGATGGCGGCCTTGATGGCCGCTTCTGAGTACCATCTTAGTGTTTCATAGTCTACAAAAATCTTTGCTTTCTTCATAGCTTCCTCCTCCTACTAACCCGACATATCTATAGGATACTGCGGGATTTGAACGCCGCCCCGGTCAGTGTTGTGCTGCCGGTACCTTACCCCGTTCGCGAGTACCACCCGTACTAGGGGGAGTGCCCTTCTCAGAATCTTCGAGCGCGTCGGAAACTCTGAGTAGGGGCCGGAGCGGGTTAGGCTCCGGCTTGGTGTGCTACTCGCATGACTCAACCCATCGCATTATGTCTGCAACTGGCGAAGCAATCACCCATGCTAGGTGCTCATCACCTTCCGACAAATCCGCGAGGATAAAGTCGGCGTGCTTGCGAAGTTTGCGTCTGCCGCTTACGCGTCGCTCGGCCATCTCGTACAATTTGGAGGAGTGGTCGCAGTCTTCCTCATACTCAGCGACTAGCGCCGCAATGACGACCTCCTTTGTCTCTGGCCAGCCGCTGTAGCTGTCATCCTCATAGAACCACCGCGCAACGTCTTTAACGCTATCGCGCTTTTCGTCAACGCGCCATTCTCCTGGATCTCCGACAACCTCAGTGACGACGACTTCACTCCCGGTACATGGCGTTAGTTCGCTTTGATAGCTGAAGGACAGGTCGTGCGGATCAAACACAACCTCAGCCCCATTCATGACACTATCATTGTTGAAAATTGCCTCGGCCTTTGCTCTACAAAAACGCTTTTTCAAGTTCATTGCTATCTCCTTTATTTCAAAACTCAGAACCTCTAAACTGGTTAGAAGCTCTGTGTAAGGCCGGAGCGGTTAAGCTCCGGCCCTACTCTCTAGCTCATTCTATCATAGCACGCTTCACAACAGCTACCCATTGAAGCGGACATAACTTCGTGGGCATAATAAACCACGTGACCACAGGATAACTCGCGCCCTTCCGGGTAATCGTATTTGGGGGCAACTTTGGCAACTTCGGCTTTAAGAATTTCGACCAAGCTATCGTTATCATTCCCAAAGCCATCATCACAATCATCATCAAGGCGATAGAATTTGTATGCCCACTCCTGTACCTTGCTTCCGGTATACTCCATCATCCAAATGGTATTGTCCTGGTCAACGTAAACCTTGAAGCCCACGCCATAGTTAACATTATCAAAAACCAACTCGCCCTGTGCTTCTTCCGCGCCCTCTGCGTATTCCCGAATGTAATCAATTACTTGTCGCTTGCTCTTCTTCATCTGCGTTTCTCCTTGTTTATGTGCTTGCCCTTAACTATCTATATTATATCATATAATTAAGCATTTGCCAAGACACAATTTGACTAAAAAGCGATCAATTTCCGAAATTGGTATCAAAATGACCGCATGGTTTGCGGTGTGTCTAAATTTAGACACAACCTTGCGGACATATTACTCGTGTAGCACGCTTGCTCACCACGTCGCGGATAATGCGCTCAAAATACGGGCGTCCGTGTTTGTCTATTTTTTCTTGCAGTTTCATAGTTTTCTCCTTGCGCGTGATATGGTATGCGCGCCCCACCGCTGAATTACTAGCTAACTTCTCACCCTTGATAAATTGATCAATATTGCCGAAGCGGAGGGCTCGAAGCTCCCCGCCTTTGTAACTTCAAGATGGCATCCCGGCGGAACATTGACCCGCCCGGACTTCTTCGCATAATTCATCCCCTCACATGGCTCGTGCCACTTCTCAAGCACGCCATCTATATCTTTCCAAGAAACCTGACGCACCCCGGCGGGGATTATGTACCCGCTGATGCGGCTCACTATACTGCACCCGTCCGGTACGACGTAGGTATTGATGAACTCACCCGTGACGGGCGATCCGTCAAAGCGCGTTTTTCTGGCAATTATTGCGTTCATGACATTCTCCTTTTGTTCTTTAATTTCCCTACTCAGAACCTCTGAGAAGGGCCGTGGCCAATCCCCGGCATCACAACTCTACAGATATAAACCACTGGCCCCTTCTGCATTTGATCGTGATCCCGTAATAACGGGCCAGTTTTGCGATCTTGTCTGCTGTCGGGGAGCTATCCCCGCGCTCTAGCATGTAGATGTAGTTTGTGGATATCCCCGACCCTGGGGCAACATCGTGCTCCACCGATAGGCTGCGCGCCTTGCGGAGAGCGCGCAGCTTCTCACCTAATCCACTATTCACCCTGTTCGCCCTGTTCAATCCACTCGGCAACTGTGCCGGTGTCAGAGTAGTCCGAGAACTGGTATTCATCATATCCATCAATGTCGATGGGGTCGGCGGCGATGACACAATCACCGGATGGGCCTGTCCAAATGGTGTCGGTGGTTTTGATCTCGCCGGTCTCAATGGCCGACTCCAACATGTCTGTCACATTGCCTGTGTCCATCTTCCATGCGCTGATATATTTAGCCATCTCCCTATCTCCTTCTCGCTTTTTGGGGTGGGTTTGTCCCTCCCATCTAATTACTATTATAGCAGATAATTATACTATTGTCAATAGGCAAATTGACCAAAACGGGACGAATTTTGAAGTTCGTCCCGAAATGACCGCAAGGTTTGCGTTGTGTCTAAATTTAGACACAACCTTGCGGACATATTACTCGCGTAGCACGCCAAGCGCACCGAAGATGCACGTCAGCACCACGATGAGCATGACCGCCATGACCGCCGGATCTCCGACTATTACCATCATGCCGAGTGCTACCACGCAGACCACAGATAGCAAAAACGCAATTGAAAGCCTCACAAAGGTATCCATTATGTACTCCACGTTACGGACGGCCCTTTCGCATCGGCGTCCGCGTCCTTATATTTGATACCCGGCACAACGCCGGGCTTTAGTTGTCCAGGTTGCGCCTTCACACTGTTTAGCAGGTTCGGGAAAAGCGATTCGCCCAACTGGCGACTTAGCTGAGCAGCCAGGGGCAGTAGCGTCATGGGCAGGAAGAAAATTAGCACCATCTGCGCCCAGGGCCAGTACAGCCATGTGACAGTGAACTCCGGCCATACGCCGAACACGGCTTCATAACTGAATAGCGCGCCGGTCAATGTGAATACGGCGGTGATGAAAAGCCACTCATTGCTGCGCGGGCCGAACCGCGCCAATGCCACGCACGCCACCAGAATCATCGTCCCAACGGCGCGCCCTATGAGTAAGGCCCATGCCAGTATCACGATGATCATGGCCCCCTCAATACAAATGGCAATAAGGGTATGCTCGACGGCTTGCCATTTCTCACTCGCGCCGGTCTGCTTCTGGTACGGACCGGCGCCCATTCCAAAGATATTATTCATGGCCTTCCTCCTCATCAATCTCAAATAGCGTAGCGGCGCCCAATGCGCGCAGCTTCATGGCCTCCGGTATCTGGTCAGTATGCCGGCACTCTGGATAATTAGCGCATCCTAAGAACTGGTGCCCGGTGTGGCGGTTCGTCTTGACTAGCATGTCACCATCGCACTCCGGGCATGTACCCGCTTTTGAGTTGTCTTGAAACTTTACTTTACTCATTGTCTTTCTCCTTTACTTGGTAATTTGTTAGTCCGTCCGTTGGTCAATACGTCCGTTTTGGCCTTGTCCGGGCGAAAATTGGGCGTTGTTTTGCGCGGACGGACGGGACGGACGGGCGCTATAGCTCACCGCACTCAACATCATGCAGGTAGCTTAGGTACGCATCATACAATTGCTGCGGGTAGTTTTCCGCCATCCAACTGAATAGGCGGTACGTGGTATACTGCCCCATGCCCACGTTTTTCGTGAACTCGGTCATGATCTTCTCGTCAATGTGTTGCGTCATGGCGTACCATGCCATTACGCAATATGTAATTAGCTTTTCCTTGTTTTCGTCATTCCACTCTTTCATGACATCTCCTCTATGATTTCATGTGATTTCGTTTCAATGACAATACGGTCAGTTGGCGTTATGAAGATAGCTTGCATGATCATCGGCTGCTCAATCTCAGCTAGACTCCATTCTCCTGACATACCGTCACTGTCAAGCTCTATTCGCTGCCAATCTCCATCAATGAATGAGTAGCATGGTATATCAGGCATTGCCAACATCCTCTATAATCTCATCGACACGCTGCCCAAAGGCGCGCATCTCAGAGTAGTCGGCATTGCTCACGGATCCGCCAAGCCGACCTAGCTCCTCACGACACTCGCGGCGGTTCCATCCACGCCGCCGGGCCATTATGCCCACGGCCACCTGCTCCGGCGTCCACCCTGGCCTACTTGGAAGATCATCGAGTGACACGGGCCAGTGTGACATTGCAGGATCATGGCCCAGGACGCTTTCAATGATGTCTTGATCAGGAAGCGCCACCAATACCCTGTGGAAGTAGGGCGGGAAGCTGGCAATTGCATCGCCCTTTTCGGTCAGGTAGTCGGCGCGTGGCTCGGTCACATCCAGGGCCGCCTTTGATTCCTGCGCATTGGCAACAAGATGACAGATGCGCGTGCCGAATTGCCCGCGCGTCATGTTCACCCCGAAAAGGCTCTGCTTCGGGCTTTGCGTAGCAAGAATGACATGGATGTTAGCCGATCGCGCCCGACTCATGAGGTAGAACAATGTCTTGGGCGCTTGCTTGTCTTCCATCAAGACGATCTGCGGTTCATCCCACAGGAAGTACAGCGGCGCGTGCTTTCCGCCGGCCTGCTCCCGGCGCCCGCGCTCAGCATCTACGAAGGCGAGGGCGGTCAGGACTTCGCCGTAAGTGCCTGCCAGCGGCCCAAGCAGGCCATGCAGGGTATCCAGGTGCTCAAGGTCGTTCTTGTCATTGGCGATGACGAATTGCGCCCGTGGATCATTGCGCGCCAATTGCACGGCAATAGAGGTGGCAGTGGTCGTCTTACCGCCACCCGGCGCACCCGCAAGGAGCATGTGCGCGCTGGTGTAGGTATCAAAGCGCGGCGTCACCGTTACATTGCGATCATTCTGGCCCAGGGTGAAACTGCCGGGCGTGTGCGGCTGCTCGGACATCTGTGAGAGCATGATCGCCTCGGTACGTAGCCCTTCCGGCCAGGGCGCTTCAATACATAGCTCCGCGCCTTCCCAATAGATTGATGGCTCGCCTTGCCCAAGCCATTCTGTCGGGAAAAGTTGCCGCAGCCGGGCGCGCCCATCGGCTTCGAGGTCTTTACGGATCAGACCCGTATGCATCCCGGCACTTACCCGCAGGATACCGGCGCGATGTCCTAGCGTTTCCGGCATCCGCAGATGTACGTTGCGGGCCCGCTTGAGTGACGGGAACCCGCCCACAGCATGACCGAGGCTTCGCCGTAATTGTGATACTAACGCCTTGCGCTTATTGTTCATTGTTTTGCCTTCATAATTCGATAGTGTGCCTGTCTTCAAGCATTGCTGCTACTTCCTCCGCGCTGCACTCCTCGACCTCAATGCCGTAGATGTCGTATTGCTGCTTGGTACGGAATTGCACACGGTCAAGCCATGCTAAAGAATTTCTCAGGGTGTAGCTTTGTGCCAACATATCGGGAGTGGTGTAGTCGCCTAGACTGGGAGCATCGGCGCGCCACATCATCCGCAGCGGAATCCTATACATATCATCGGCCGCACCAGTTCCTCGTGGAGCTTTTAGCGATACCCGACTCAAAAGCCAGTCATGCATAGACTCTTGATTGAACGCGCGCCGTACCATTTCATCAAGGGCCGCCATTATATCCGCACCAGGAGGAGACTTAAACCGCTCGTTCATTTCGCGTATCTCACGACGCAGCTTTAGCGTGGCCTGATCCGGTATCTCTATACCCTGATCATCCCCAGGCTCCTGCAATGCCCTTAGTATGCGCGGCAGGAGTTTCATTGCAATACCTCAACCACCGCACCCAAGCTGATTACGTAGTACCACCCATCCAACTCCTCACCATTGGCTCCTACAGCATTATCGAAAAGGTACAATTCACACCCCAACCAGCGCCGCGTCACTTCCGGCGCATCTTTGGCGTAGCCGTTGCGAAAGCGCACGGCATCAAACTCGCGGTTGTGAAGACGCGCCTTCCAGTAGTCGGTTGCCTGGCGATACTCGACGCTTTTCCGTCCGCTGGCTATGAGCTCAAACCAGCGCTTTTTGAGGACGAGCTGCAGGAGTTTCACTGCCGTACCTCGACCATCTGCCCGGTATCTGTGATGCGCTCGACTGGGTTCTCTCCGGTATAATCCTCTATGAGCTCGTATTGCTCATAGATGGTATTCAGTACAGCTTCGACAAACCAGCCGGTCAGGTGGCGACGCTGGCGACGGTACGGCTCGATTGCGTTTTGTATGGCGCTTACCAGCGTGTCATGCTCGTTCATTGCAACACCTCCACGCCAGCGCCGCGACACCAGCGCAGCACCTTGTCGCGCGCCGCTTTGCCCGTCGCTGTACTCACGTCAAGCCCGCGTGACTCGGCCCAATCCAGCACGTCTTTCCGCGTCAGTGTATCGCGCTCGCCATTTAGTGATGCGATCCATGCGTCAAATTGCGGTTTTTTCAGCGTCACTGCCGCGTCACTAAGCGTCACTACCACATCAGTGGCGGCACTTGTCGGCACATTCTGCGGCACTTGCTGCGCAGTCTGTGCGGTTTGCTGCGACGCTTTCGGCGTCACAATGCGCCCTTCCAAGAGCGCCTGCGCATATCCGACAAACGCCAACAGCAGCGGGATAAACCCGGCGGCAAAGAACGCGACCACCTCGGCTTCGTCGCCTTCGACTGCAACCAAAACGCGGCGCAGTTGCAGGTAAGAGAATCCCCACGAGTATACCACGCTGACGATTTCAGAAGCCAGTAGCGCATAGGCTAACTGGCGCTTTGCCTTGCTGCGATCCTGCCGCAATCGCCCGAACCAGTACATCAACACCATGCCCCCAATGTCAGCCATTGTGTTGAGCACTAGGCCCAACCATTCCCATCCCGGCGGCATCCACTGAGACATGTAGGCCCCGTCGATACCGGAGGATGCGAGCATTAGACCGAGGCCGATAAGCCAAAGTGAGTTATTGACTATGGCGTCTTTTATGTGTTTCATGTCCCCTCCCGTCGTGGCATGTCATTCCATTTGGCAATGCCGTCACGACCACGCGGCCCAGCGGCCTTGCATCGCCCGCAGAAATTAACCTTGACGACCTCACCCATCCGGCAACTCCCGCCGCGACATGTCAAGCTCCACCCACCAGCGCACGTCATTCTCTGCATACCGCACGCCCTCGAACCCATTGGCCCGGCGCCCCGGCACACCGTCATGAATCACCGCCGGGATGGTGGTGTTGACGTATACGCTGACCTCATTGCGATTGACCATGAGATCCGTCTTGACGAAATGCCGGGCGTAGTCGGGCACTTCCTCATCATCGGCAAGCAGCCGGATAACCCACGGCATATCATTTTGGGCATAAGCCAGCGAGCCGGGCTTACGTGGGCCGGTACGACCATCATGCGCAATGACGGTAACGCCGGAGTTGACTAGCGCGGCGATCTGCTTGTGGTGGTTCATCAGGGCCGTCTTGAGGATATGCTCCTCTTGTACAGTGTTCTCGTTCATATTTTCCTCCATTCAATTAATATGATTCTATTATACACCATTATTGAGAAAGGCGCAAGTCTAGGCGTGCGACTTGCAACTATTCCAATAGTGTGATATAATAGAATCATATTGAGTGAGGGAGAAAGGCAATGCAAAAGACCGGCCCTAAAAATCAAATCAGCATACCCAAACGCATCGTCGTCATACAATCATGCTGGCGTGAGGGTGACAGCATAGTCGCCAATGTCGGCATAACCGGCGCCGATGATCGCATTGAGTACAATAGGGTGCGCGTGTCCGGGAAAGATGTTGAGTACCTGGATGTAGAAGGTCCGCACTTTCTACAGGCGCTATCACGCGAGGAGTGGCACAGCATTTTTACGGCGCACTTTGATGAGATCATGGCGCTGGTTGAGGCGCTGCTGTGAGCAAATGGCTAGTGGCTGTGAGCATGGAGATTGACGCGCGTGACCCGTTTATGAGCGTGGAAAGCTATCATGCCACTCGTGACGCAGCAATATTACGGGCGCATTATTTAGATTGGCGGTGTGGATACTCTTACATAGCGGTATACACACACAGTGGCCATTCTAACTATCGCCGCCCGCGCTATACCATTGATAGGCGTGACAAATCATCATGGCCTATATGCGGGCTTGGCGGTCTTATAAATTCGCTGAGCGCGGACTGGTTCTAAGAAACACCAAGCGGCCCCCGGCGCAAGTTACCGGGAGCCGCTACGACAAGGAGAAAGTCAATGTGCATACATGATACCATGAAAACAGGAAAGGTGCAAGGTGGGTCGGTAAACATCGCCCATGCAGATTGTCTGGATTTTATACGGAGGATGGAGGCTGGGAGTGTGGCGCTGGCCTTCCTTGACCCGCCCTATAACATCAATAAGGCGACGTGGGACAAATGGCCGACCGATGACGCCTTTCTAGCTTGGCTGGATACGGTGTTGGAGGGGATCGCCCGCGTGCTTGCTTCCAATGGCTCGCTGTATGTGTGCGCTTACCCGACGAAGGCGGCGCGGGTGGAAGTTTTGGTGGGGGAGAGGTTTAATGTGCTAAATTCGGTGGTGTGGATAAAAGATGCGGGATGGCACAAGAAGGTACAACAAGAGATGTTGCGGGCATACTTTCCGCAAACCGAGCGCATCATCTTTGCGGAGCATTACGGCGCGGACAGCAGCGCGAAAAGTGAAAGCGGATACCAGCGCGAGTGTGATAAGTTGCGCGGGTTTGTGTTTGAGCCACTAAGAACTTACATCGTAGATGAATTTAAACGCGCCGGGATGCTCAGCACTACGGGTAAAATCGCGGCTAATGTGGCGTGCGGATTTAGCCCAACTTCCGGCGGGATGGCGTCAAGACACTATTTTTCAGTGTCTCAATGGCTATTGCCAACCAAAGAGCATTACACCAAGTTACGCGAATTACTCAACCAACACGGCGGCGACTACCTCCGCCGCGAATACGACGACCTCCGCCGCCCATTCCAAGTCACCGCTCAAGACCAGTACACCGACGTGTGGACATTCCCGACGGTGCAGACGTACAAGGGCAAACACCCTTGCGAAAAACCCGCCGCGCTCTTAGAACACGTCATTAAAACCAGCAGCCGACCCGGTGACCTTATCCTCGACCCCTTCCTCGGCTCCGGTTCCACCGGCGTCGCCGCCGTCAAGCTCGGTCGCCGCTTCGTGGGCTGCGACATCGACCGCCATTGGGTAGACGTGGCCGCCGAACGCATCGCCAGCGCCGGGGTATCCGCGATAATTGAGGCTGACGGTGATACGGAAGAAGTTAAGCCAGTACAGCCGTTATTGTTTTAGTTTGATAATACGAAGGAGTGAAATGGAAAGGAAATACCGCCAATGGTTACGAAGGCACTACGCTCGCGGAAGCATCAAGCCAATTGAAGGCAGTATTTACTGGAAGCTCTACACAAGCGGAGATCAGAGCGCCATCATTGAGGTTGGCATAATTGACGTGGTTCAAGTGCGAGGATATGCGCACAAGACCATCATACGCAAGAATGGCGTGCCGATGCGATTCTTTGCGGATGAGATTACCTTTTTGCCGTCTCCTGAGCTCGAGAAGATTCTTATTGACTGGATCACAAAGGACAAGTTGGTCGGCATTGTTAGGCCGCTATGTCGGTTTAATTTTTGGTAAGGAGAAAAACAATGAGCTGTGAAAAACATAAAGGCGTATTGTTTGAAAACTACTGCTTTGCGTGTCTGGTCGAGGAGCGCAACGAACTCTTAAAGGCGCTCAACTACTACCGGGCCGCAGCTATCCAGGGTAGGCATGTATGCCCTAAGCCGGACTTCATGCCAAAGCGCATACGGCTTAATAGCTATGTGCGTGGTTGGGATTGCGGCGCACTGCCCGGCGACTACGACGCGATATGCAACCAGTACGGTGCAGTTAGCATCATGGTTGATGGCGAGCCGTTTGGCCTCAAGCTCCACGAGTTCCATGTCCTTGAGTGGCAAGAGAATAAGGAGGCGTCATGAGTGACTTACAAATGCAAGAGGACATCGCCCGACGCTGCGCACGGGCTCTGGGTTGGAGATCAGCAGGCGTACATCTATGCCCGCCCTGGACAATGTGGCATGATAGTGAGGGCAAGCTGTGGAATATCGGACGTCCACCGAGTGAAAATTGGCGTGTGTTTTTCGAGCCATGCATCAACCGCGAGCACGCCGACATGCTGCTTGATGACATCGAACGGCGCGACTTATGGCGCAAGTTCGCATATCGTCTCGGTGACGTTCTGGATTTTTCACCAGATAGTTGTACGGAGTCAGTGTGGCGTTGTATCAGGGCCACCCCGGAGCAGATAGCACGGGCGTACCTACTGACAGTTGAGGGTAAAGGGCATGACGCCTGACAAGATCATGCAGGAGCTAAATAAGCACTTTCCGCCGATTGACAGCAAGCAGCACAGCATCATGACCGACGGCGCCCGCCTCGTGATCATCCTGTGGCGCGGGCGCGAGTGGTATCTGCCCGTTATTATCGAGGGAGAGCATACCGCCGAGGAGATTTGTCGATGTATAGCGGATGAGGTTGAGGTAATGAACTTACCATCATAATGCGAAAGGAGATAGATCATGAAGATAGGTGTATCATATTCACATCATGGCAAAGTACAGTACTTTGTCTATTGGAGCGATATTGTGCCACGTAAGGATGATATAATATCGCGCGCCAAAGATAACAAATACGGAAAAATCATACTCAGGGTAAGGCGCGTAATACACATGGTAAACGAGGAAGACGACCTGGAATACGTCAAGATAGCCGCCGATGAGGTGTCAAGCGGTTGGTATATTCAAGAGGTGAAGTAGTAGTGTGACTTGCATGACTAGGGCGAGTATGGTATAATAGAGGGAGGTTAAACAAGATGACAGGTAAACCGGGCGTATATGACTTGCAGGTAACAGAGGGCGTGAGGATCACGAAAGAGCTACGTGATGTCCTTGACGCAGAGGCGAAGCGCATAGGCGTGAAGCGTTCCGCGCTTGTGCGGTATGCGTTGCGATGGTTCATGAATCTTGAAACGCATGACGATGTAAAGGAGAAGATGATCGAGGCGACAGCGCCAGACTCAAAGGGCAGCTTTGCTACTCGATCATGGTCACAAAGAGTGGAGTAAAGAAAGCGGCCCGGCGTTACCAGCGCCGGGCCAAATCAAAACCGCAGGAGGTTTTATCTAATGTATGATAATAATACCACAAATTCCGAAAAAGCGCAAGTACGTATAGTTGACACTCGCCTCGCAACCGTGTTAAAAAGTGACCGCCAGGCCATGTTTTTGTCTCAGCTTCACTACTGGCTTATGCGCTCCAAGCACTTCAATGACGACAAGGTGTGGGTGTACAATAGTTACAAAGAGTGGCAAAAGCAGTTCCCGTTTTGGTCATCGCATACCATACGTAGAATTGTCAATGCGCTGGAAGACCTTGAAGTTATTGTTACGGGCAACTATAACAAACGCCCAGGTGATCAGACACGCTGGTACACGATAAATTATGAGCGAATCGCAGAGCTTTCAAGAGAAACACTGATTGTGTGGCGCGATAGGGTGACTGACCACATGGCCAAAATGGACAAGGCACATGGCCAAAATGGGCAAACCATTACCATAAGATTACTACAAAAGATTACTCTTGCTCTAGCACCTCCTAACGCTATAGAAGATTCATGTAAAAGTACGGATCCGGCTTTTGAGGCAAAAGCCCACGGCACTCCTGTCATTCAAGGAAAAGATGACACTACACCGCCTGATGCTACTACACATCCTGATACTACTACCTCCATAGCGTCGCCTCCTCAAGTTTTCGCTGAGGATATGGCCGGGTACATGACAGATCAATATGAGGTACGCGTGTATGAGTTGAAGAGCTATGAACTGTGGTTCGTGCAGATGATGACGATGGCCGTGGGCGATGGGCGCCCGGTGGAGCTTAACGCCAAGCAAAGCGCCAGTCTACGAGACGTGACAGAACGATTCGGCGGTGACTGGCAACTATTCGCGGAGGCATTGTGTAGCGGTTCAGGTCAGGGAATCAATAGCACGGACAGGATGCTTAACTACTTGACGACGTGCGCAAAGAACTCCGGCATGTGGCGTGTGCCGATTGACATGGTTGCGGATCCGCCGACGGCGGTTGAAGTAATGACAAGGAGATGACGATGATAAACGCCAACGCACTAAATATGCCTTTTCTGGCTGATAATGTAGCACAGTGCTGTATTACCTCGCCGCCGTATTACCAGCAGCGTGACTACGGCTTACCCGGTACATATTGGCCCGCCAGCCAATACCGCCCTATGCCGAACCTGCCCTCGTTGACGTTCCCGGCGTGGACAGGCTGTTTGGGACTAGAGCCTACGCCGGAGCTGTACACGCTGCACATGGTGCAGGTGTTTCGTGAGGTTGCGCGAGTGCTGCGGGATGATGGAGTGCTTTGGTTGAACTTGGGTGATTCATACGAGTCTGGTGGCTTGTCGCAAAATGCACCCGGCGGCACAGTTGGACAGCCCGGTATGAGGCAAGGTAATCGCGTAAGGCCACCTCGCACCGGCATCCCCGCAAAAAACCTCCTCGGCATCCCGTGGAGAATCGCCTTCGCCCTGCAAGCCGACGGCTGGATATTACGCAGTGATCCGCCGTGGATAAAGGCCAACGCCATGCCGGAGTCGGTGAAGGACAGACCCACGAAAGTGCACGAGTACATTTTTCAGTTCGTGCGGTCGCAGCGGTATTATTATGATGCGGATGCGGTGCGGGTGCCAAGTTGCGATAGTGGTGGCGGACCTCCTAGACGTAGCAAAAAAACAAATATGGTCTCATGTCGGGATGGGAGCATCATAGAATATGAGCGTGGGTCTGGCCGCAACTATCGCACCACCGACCCCCTCAACCAGCACCTTGTCCACGAAATCCAGCAAGCCCGCGCCCACCTCGCAGAACTCGAAGCCCTACAGCAAAAGGACCTACACCACGCCGACGACGGCAACCCGCTATTATTGCGCGTGAACCCCCGCCCCTACAGCGGCGCGCACTTCGCGGTATTCCCGCCGGATCTCGTGGAGCCGTTTTTGTTGGCGTCCACGTCAGCGGTGGGGGAGTGCCCGGTGTGTGGGAGGGCGTGGAGAAGGGTTGTGCAATTGGGCAGTGCTACCAGCACCGGCGGCGGCGAGGGCCGCGAAAAGAGCGGCGCGTGTTTTTTGAATCGCGGGCATAGTAACATGGGCAGAATGGCGGCGCATGAACACAACACCCTCGCCTTTATCCCTCAATGCAACCATTACCCCGACATCGACATGCAATCCTTCCACGACTACATCGAGCGCCGCAAGCTACAACGCCGCATTGACAACGAAACCAACGTCGCCAAACGCGCCATCCTGCAAGTGCAACTTGACGAGCTACCAGAACACCCGCCTAAGTACATCGCCGCTACCCTCGCCAAACTCGATGCAGCCCCCAAGCGCCCGCAACTCGTCCTTGACCCATTCGGCGGCTCAGGCACCACCGCGCGCGTAGCCCACCAGCACCGCCGCCGGGCCGCCAGCATCGAGCTAAACCCGGACTATGACGAACTGGCGCGAGAGCGCGAGAAAGTGCAGATCAGGCTCTTCTAGTCAGCAACTAATATCTTACTAACCTAACAACAAAGGAGATTTGAAATGTGTGATCATGGCGAAGATAAGGGCAATACGTGTCTTGACTGGTTCCCGTTTGGCGATGTGTACATGTGTGAGTGTGGAGCAATCCTTGATCTTGCAGATGAACGTAATTTTAAGTATGACGGCGCATGGCATACCATGACGCCTAGCGAGCTAAAATCTGCGTTCCGGGCCTACGGCGACGAGATCAAGACAAAGGTCATCGCTGCTGTGAATGACGTAAAGTTGCGCCATTAATAATTATGGTGTATAATGGTATTGTATAGTTGCGGGATAGCTCAGATGGCAGAGCGCGAGAATCATAATCTTGAGGTCGAGGGCTCGAATCCCTCTCCCACTTTAGCCGAACATCTATTCCTTTAACTTATGGAGGTAAGACATTGAATAAGAGACAGCAACTTGAATTGATGGTAGTATTGGCCGCAGTCCTGGCCCTGATGGTGGCCCTGCCAGTATTTGCTAAGGGCGCAGGCGGCCAGTACCCATACCCCGCGCCGCAGTCCGGTGAACTGGCAATCGGCGCAGTAAGTGTAGCCGCGCTCACCCTGTTGCTAGTACAGGCGATCAAGGAGTATACCGGCATCCAGGGAGAGGCCGTGCGCTTTACGGCTCTGGTCATTGGCACGGTGCTCTCCGGCATCGCCCTGGCTATTCAGGACGGCCTGATCACCGGCGGGGCCAAGAAGATCATCGACTTGCTGGTATTGGCTATTTCCGGCGGCTTTGGGAGTTCCGGGCTTTATCGCCTGGCGAAGATGCAAAAATGAATCGCTCCAAATCCGGCACCCCTGCCGGTTCATGTCAGTCTCCTTTCACTTGCCAGGGTTGCATTAGCAGCCCTGGCAAACCTGTTTTAGAGGTGCATTATGCTTGAGCTTATCAAGTTTATTATTGAATTGCCGCTGCGTATTGCCGCTGGCTTTGCATCATTGCTGAGGTTGCGATGACCGAAACACAGACGATTTACCTATTACACGGCGAAAGCGTGACCATTGAGGCCCGCGAACCGGATACACCGCCGGAGCATCCCTGGACGGACATGCGCGCCGACATGCCGGAGAACCACGCGCCTGACCATCCGTGGTTTGTTGCAAACGGACGCACCTGGTGGACAAAGCGCACGACTGCAGCAATCAACTCAATTACGATTCACCACACGATGGCGCATAATCTCAGTTCATTTGCGGCATGGTCAACGCGCCCGCAGGCACAGGGCGGTAAGGGAATCCCGACGATTCAGTATACTTTTTGGATCACAGCGCGCGGAGAGGCCCTGTATTGTGTGGACCTTGAGGACGGCTTTTGGCATGACCACACGCCGGACGATCCCAACCTGCACCTGAGCATCGGCCTGGCAGGGCGGTGGGATTATGAACCGCCGCCGCTGGTGCAGATGCGCAAAGCCGCTGACCTGTGCGAGTACCTGATGCAACTCTATCCCGGCATCCACACGGTAAAGGGCCATTGTGACTATTTCACCACAGCCTGCCCAGGGTGGAACGGCGCCGGCTGGCGTGATCAGTTTTACGCTATGCTTGGCGGTGTGTCCTACGGCATCAGCATGGCCCATATTGATCACGACTACGCCGAGTTTATGGACGCGGAGTGAGCTATGGAATGGTATGAGATCATCGGCGTAGGTGGTGGCACGCTCATTGTGAACAAGCTCATTGACATGCTTTTGCAATGGCGCAAGTCGCGGGCTGAGGCCAACGTCACCCAGGAGCAGGCCCACGCCACGAGTCAGCAGACCACCGCGCAGACCTATGATCTCATACTGGCAGAAGTGCGCGAGAACATCATCGGCCCACTTGAGCAGCGCCTACGTGAAGAAATCACTGAGCGCAAGCAGTTATCAGACGAGATTAAAATGGTGCGCGCAGAGTGTGAAAAGGATAAGCGGGCAGTAACCCATGAGCTCGTGAGCGCCCAGAAGCAAATAGCCGAAATGCGCGAAGAGCACTCTGCGGAGATGCTACAGGCCAACTTACAAATACAGGAGTTCAGAGGAGTCGTAAGTACATTGACGATTGAGCGCAAGGAACTGTACAGCGGCATCAAGATCATTACCACGCAGATGTGCGACGCCGGGATCACGCCGGACTGGACGCCGCCCGATCCGTCGTACTACGAGAACCTTACGCCACCCATACCAAACAAAAGAAAGGAGTCGTTACTATGATAGCGTCAGGGCTGATTACGATTGCGAGTGCCTTTGTGATACACTTCACAAGATTTTACATGAACCGGATTAACGGCGAGGGCTGGCGGTTTATGTCTAAGTGTACTATTGGTGTAACCTTCACCTTCCCATTTTCCTTGCACTTTTTTGAGATGTTCATCAAGAGGCTCACGCCTGAACTTTTACCATTCATTGAAACGCTAAAGGTGATCTTTACCATCGCCTATTTCATCGCCTTTCTGTTTTTCGGCATGGGCGTTGCACTAGGGTATCTGTTCGAGTTCTTTTCTGGCATGGGTGGTGAGGAATGAACGAGGTCGAACCATTGGAAGAAGAAACAGAGGAAGAAGTACCGACGGGCGTGCCGTGCGATGTCTTCTCACGCATCGTCGGCTACCTATCGCCTGTACAGGGGTGGCATGTGGGGAAGCAGCAGGAGTTCAAAGACCGCAAGGAGTTTAGAATACCTGATGAAACTATCACCGGCACAAGCTGACATCCTTGACGTGATTCGTGAATATCCTGGGCGCACAAGTGCCGAGATAGCACGAAGGTTCGGAGTGACGCGAGGTGGGATTCAGCATAATTTGAGGGTTTTGGTATCCTTGAAGAAAATTGAGCAGCGCCGCATTGTTTACGGTGGACAACACAAGCGGGGGTATGAATACTATGCAGTGTAACTGGTGCAGCCTGTACCGTTGCGACGACACATGCCCGTACAACAAGGCAGTGGTACGCAGATACCAACGGGCGACCGGATTACGGCGTGTGTTTCGGCGGATCTGGATAACGGTACGCGATACGGATAACTGGCGCTGGCGCGCTAACGCACGGAGGTTGCGGCGATGAGTACTGCAACCTTTTACCTCGGTGACGTGGCTGAAGTGCTCGCGCAGATGGAACCGCGCACGTTTGACGCGGTGCTGACGGATCCGCCGTATGCGTTGGCGGACATGACGACGAGTAAAACCATCGACCTGCTGCAGGCGTGGCTTGCTATGCAAGAGTACAACACTGGCGCCGGGTTTATGGGGCGCAAGTGGGATGTGATGCCCTCGCCTGCGGCGTGGCAAGCCGTGCGACGGGTGCAGAAGCCCGGCGCGCTGCTATTTGCGTTTGGCGGGACACGCACACAGGATTTCCTGTCATTAGGGCTGCGGCTCGGCGGGTACGAAATCCGTGATTGCATCGCGTGGATGCACTCGCAGGGATTTGCGAAGGGTGCCAATATCTCCAAGAAGTTGGATGAGGAGGCGGGGGCGGAACGGGAGGTTGTGGGGCGCAAGCGTTTCGCAAACGGAACGTATCAGCGCGCCACAGCAAGGGCGGGACTTTATAGCGAAACACGCGGACAAGCGAAGCAGACCGCACCCGCCACCGACCTCGCCCGCGATTGGGACGACTACCACAGCAACCTGCGCCCGTCACACGAGCCCATCATCATCGCGCAGAATCAGCGCGACGGCACCTTCGCCAACAACGCCCGCGTGTGGGGCTGCGGTGGGCTGAACGTGGGCGGGTGTAGGATTGAGAGGTGGGGAGAAAGCACAGTGAGGCCGCTATGCCATAATGCCTATCAGAATGGGCAGCTTTTAGGCGAAGGGTCAGGGACACGAGCTAAACAACAGTATAGCGGCACCACCACCAAAGGTGCCTTCCCACAGAATACGCTACTAAGCTGTGAGTGCGAGACCGACGACCACGAGCGGCCCGGCTGCCAAGTCCGTGCCCTTGCGGAGCAGAGCGGGGAGCGGCCAAGTGGTGGACAAGGGCGAAGTCTGCCAGAAATGAAACATGGCGCGTGGCGCACCGGCCATAAGGCACGTGTGGTCAATAACCCACGCGGAGCCGACACAGGCACCGCCGCCCGCTTCTACTACTGCGCGAAATCCTCACCGAGTGAGCGCCATAAGGGCCTTGATGACTTCTATTGGGTACGCGACAAACGGCGCCCGTCGGGATTCCGCCGGATAGACAAAGAGACGTGGGAGCAGACGCCCAAACGCCAGCGCGCCACGGGCAATATCCATCCGACGGTGAAACCGCTCGAAATCCTGCGTTACATCGCTACGCTACTGCTCCCCCCGCCACGCGAAACCCCAAGGCGGCTATTAGTCCCATTCTGCGGCTCAGGCTCCGAGGTTCTCGCGGCATTGCAGGACGGGTGGGATGAGGTGGTGGGCATTGACATGGTAGACGACTACCTAGACATCGCCCGCGCTAGGGTACAACATTGGGACATCACCGGCGCGGTGGAACTGGACGCGCCGCTATTTCAAGGGCAGCAGCCCCGGCGCGAACGGGCGCGGGCTGAACAACGGAGGCTGTTTTAATGAACACAGGCAAGCGAAAGAGCGACCAGGAACTAATAGACGCTTTTGCCCAACTCTTTGACGAGGTAGAGCCGGAGACGGGCGAAGAGATAAACGAGATGTTGCGGGAGGCCGGGTATGATCCTGATGAAGTGGACGCGAAATTCGCGTCATTTTGCGCTGGCGCGCTTTATGCCAAGTGCATACAGATGGAGGCATCACGTGGAAATGAAAATTAGAGTGTGGCGCAAATCAACGGCCCATGACATGTACCAGGCTTTTGCTCGGTGCGCAGCGACCGAGAAGCGGCTTAGCATGGCCGACCGTGGCGACTTCCTACTACGTGCCTATCTCTCAGAGCATAGCCCGATTAGGGCCATGCTTTTCTGGATAGAGATTGATGGGATAAGCAACCGGGTGCATACGCACCTTGTGCGTCATCACGTCGGTGTACAGCCCTGGGTAAGGACGCAACGGCCCGACCGGGGTGGCAAGGAGGGAACGCGGGACATTACCATGCAGATTAATGCACAGGGCCTCATTGACATGGCGAAGGTACGACTATGCTTCAAGGCGCATAAGGATACCCGCGCCGTAATGCTTGGCATCCGGGATGCGCTGCGTGAGGTCGATCCTGCACTAGCCTCAGTCATGGTTCCCAAGTGCGTGTATCGTGGCGGGCTATGTGGAGAGTTTAGGCCATGTTCACAAGGGGGGAGGAAAGCGCTAATGCATGAGTATGCCTACTATTTGAAGATGTTTGAGGGCCGTAACTAATGGCACGTTACGTCGTTATCGTCACCTCCGATGAACATGCCGGCCATCGGCTTGGCCTGTGCAATCCTAATGCAGTGCTACCCGCAGACAATGAGGTCGGGAGGCCGGAGCCCGCGAAGCCACAGCTTGGGCCATTTCAGAAGTTGCTATGGGAGTATCGGGTTGAGCAGATCGAGCAAGCCAAAGCCTTCGCCGGTAACGACCCGATCATCCTGAAGAACCTGGGCGACATGACGCACGGGCGCAAGCACACCGATGGACTGATGACCAACCGACTTGCTGATCAGGTATTGATCGCCAGGGCCAATGCCATGCATATCGTAGAAGCACTCAAGCCGACGCACGTTTACATGAGCGCGGGCACCAATGCCCACACGTTTGGTGATGCGGGATCTGAGACACTAATTGCAGGCTTCCTCAAGGACAAGTTTCCCGATCTCGCAGTTGAACTTTTCTATCACGGACTGGTAGACATTGACGGGGTACAGATAGACTACAAGCACCACGGGCCTGGGCCGGGGATACGCGATTGGACGCGCGGAAATCAGGTGCTTTACCATTTGAAGGATTTGATCTATCGCCAGCGCAGCCTCGGTGAGCAGCCGGCGCGCATCTATCTATCCGGGCATTATCACTCATTCGTGTGGATTACACATCATCAGGAATGGGACGGCGAGCTGCTGACTTATGACTATATCACCTTACCCTCATATTGCGGCCTGGGCAGTTACGGGCATCAGGCTACGCGATCAGTGCAGTATCAGGACTTCGGATTGCTGGCGATTGAAATTGTAGACGGTGAAGTCGGGCGCATTAAGCCCATCAAGAAACGGCTAGATATTAGGAGCAGGAGTACTGTCAATGATGAAAGTTAAGTGGACGAATGACGATGATGCGATTGCCGAGCTTTTAGCCATGCGGCAATCGGAGGAGCGCCAGGAGGATGAATTTACCGTTAATGAGTACATGGCGCGTTACAACTCTGAAAAGCCGGATGCTCATATCAATCATGGACAAGCCCGCCGGCAGCTTGATAAGTATCGCACCGGTGGCGCGCTGACTTCCCGCATGGCCTATGTTGACGGGAGGCAGTGCCGAGTTTACAAGAAGGCGGCCCAGTGAAGCGCAACACATGCTCAACTCCGTGGGCCTGTCATGAGTGCGAACGTGATCAGCGCAGTTGTAAGATTCGCCCTCACCAGGTCAGCATCAAGCACGTTGAGCTACGCGACTTCATGCAGGCATGGGCACTAGCGGTGTGGTGGCGGTTTCGTGCTAAAAATCGCACTAAACGATGCTAGGACAAGCTAGTTATAGCTAGTTAGCACAATGTTATCACTAGTTAGTATATTGTATTTACTAGTAGGTACGAAAAATGCTACAATTTACAGAATCGAGATTGTACTAACTAGGTAGCATATCGTACTAACATGTGGTATCATTGTACTAGGTAGATGGTACAAAAATGAAGTGTTGAAACAACTCGTAAAAATACCCGCGTGGGAGCATTTTGAGGATTCGGAAATTGTATCTAATAGTAGATACGCCATACTATAGTAGCTAGTACATTGTATCAAGTAGTTAATATGAGCCAAAATAGTAGTATATTTATACCTTATAATTAAGCAAAATGTGGACAAAGTGAGGACGGCATAATGGTCAAGGACGGAGTGGAGTGGGACAATGACAGGCCTCTGGCTCGCGCAAAGGGCGAGCTTCAGCGACACACGCAAGCCCTGAATGACTACTATGACTTAGGGCCAAAGAGATCCCACGCTTCCCTGATAGAGAAATATTTACAGTATCCTTCCAGTGAAAATGCCCCACCGACCACAAAATTAAATACAATTAGCAAATGGTCTATAATGTACGATTGGCAGGCGCGCATCGCCCGACAAGAAGAGATCAAGAACGAACTTGATCAGATAGAACTTGCACGCAAGGAGCAAGAGGAGCGCGAGCTATGGGCCAAGCGCCGCGCCGAGTACTACCATCGCACGTATGAGACCGCCGCCGACCTGCAAGAGGCCGCGGCGCAAATGCTGACCATGCTCAAGAAGTGGAAGATCAGCGAGACCAAAACGGAAGAGCCGGATGGCACGAAGGTCATCGTTCGCACCATCAAGCCCGATGTGTCTATCTCCCAACTTGCCACGGCCCTGGATACCTCTGAGGATTTGCTGGCGAAGGTGCTTGAGATTCCCGACCGCGCCGAGCGGCAAGAGGTGACAGGCAAGGGCGGCGCTCCGCTTTTTAATGACACGGAGATAATTGTGATCGAACATGAATGATCAAAAACACATAGAACTTGAAGCATCTATATTCAAGGTGGACGGAAGCACATGCACCATTGAGGATGTGGACAAAGTGACGGACGCAATTATAGAGGCTATTGAGAAGCTAGGTATGCAGATGGCGAGCCTGCAATACCTGAAAAGTGATGATGAATGAATTAGGAAGGTAACATGAAAGAAATAGCCCACATCAAAGACCTTAAGCCCGACCAAATGAACCCGCGCCGCCGTACCGAGCGCAACCTGCAAATGATTGAGGCGTCCCTGAATGAAGTGGGCGCAGCGCGCTCCATCGTAGTGGATGAAGACGGCAACATCCTGGCCGGCAACGGCACCATCGAAGCCGCAGCCCTGGCCGGTATTGAGAAGGTGCGCGTCATTGAAGCTGACGGCGAGACTATTATTGCCGTGCGTAGGTCAGGGCTTACTGAGGAGCAGAAGCGCCGCCTTTCGCTTTACGATAACCGCGCCGCCGAGTTAGCCGAGTGGGACGCGGCGGTGCTTGGATGCTTGGAGAGTGAGACGCCGGAGGTGACGAAGGGACTGTTCACTGAGGATGAGTTGCTTTACATTATAGAAAGCGAATTAGGGGAAACAGAGCAGTTATTGAAAGAAGAAACAGAGCGTATCAGACAAAGAAAAATGCTACATGTTCTCATAAGCGTAGACGTTGACAGGGCAGATGAAGTTAGGGATGCAATAAGCGATTTTGACGAAATTCCAGGAATCGAGGTGCTATATGGTTCAAACTGACAATAGCTTTTTTGCGGACAAAGTGGCGCTGAGAGCTGGTCATCTTCCGACAAAAACAGATAGAATATCTGTATTAGATTGTTTTGGTGGCGGCGGATTGGTTTGGAGCGCAGTTTCATCATCAACTGGCAGAAACATAAACAGAATTTCCATAGAGATTAAAGATGACCACGGAGTAGGCTTTCATTTGCCTGGAAATAATATGTCATTTTTGCCGTCAATGAATATAGACAAATTTGATGTAATAGACTTAGACGCCTACGGCGTACCATACGATCAACTAAGCGTGATATTTAAGAGAAACTACCGGGGCATAGTCTTTGTAACCTTTATTCAAAGCGTAGTTGGATCGCTTCCTAGATTGATGCTAGTCGAAAATGGATTCACAAAAGAAATGATAAAAAATATTCCCACACTTTTCTTTAGAAACGGGTGGGAATATTTTAAGAACTTCCTCGCCTTACATGGAGTTGGCGAGGTTTGGCATAGGCATCATCATAGGAAGCATTACTTGGGCTTCATGCTTGACTAATGGAGCGTGCTCGATGTCTGTAACGGTTACGTGATGTGGGCCTAACTCCACATCTTCAAAGAACGCCCGCAGGTCGTCCTTGATGTAGTATGACTTGCTCAACGATTCGAGTAAGTCAACGGCGGCGATTCCGAAGGCTCGCCAGTCGAATCGCTCGGCAAGTTTGTGATGGTTGAGTTTGCCGACTTTGAACAGATCGACAAAGGAGTGAGTTTGGCGGATGATTTCGAGAGCACTGTCAGGATTTAGCACCGGCTCCAATGATACCCATGTCGGGATACCTGCGGCGTGGAACAGCTCTAAAGTTTCCATGCGCTCTTCCGGCACCGCCGCCCCAGGCTCCCATTTGCGCGAGTGCTCCGGCGAGAGCAGTGTCATGGTGGCGGCGAAGGCGTCACTTGGAAGAAAAACTTCCAAGTCGCGCAATGCGTTCTTCCCGCCCTTCGTGAGCACCTGGACATTATACCCGGCGGCGTGCAAAACTTCAATTGCTTGTCGCGTCAGGTCGTGCTCATTATTTGCGTCCTGGTACGGGTCGGTGGTGAAGCAGAACAGCACGCGCTCTCCGTTGCCGGGACGCTTGCGGCAATCGCGCTCTAGCTGGCGAATGACATCGCGGCGTGGATTTGCGCAGGCGTGAAAAGCTGCGCGGGCATCGGGTTTGAACTTGTATGGCGGTATTGTCGGCACGTAACAATACCGACACCCGTGGGTGCATCCTGAGTACAAATTCACAGCAAGCGGGGCGTACTCACGGGCGCGCCCTTTGGGCTCGTATAATATGGTCATGACTTTCTCCTTTTGTGATGATAATGATAATCTAATTATACACGATAACTTAATATTTGTCAAACTGATATACTCTAATGTTTTAGGAACGTAAAACAATGACAACCGCACATAAGTTCAAGCTACCCATCACCTCCGAGGGCGCCCTTCGTGAATTCGTAGAGCTATGCTTCGGCGCATGTATCCCTGACCAGGTAGTGGTAGAGGGACACTCAACACCGTGGCGGGCCTTCTGTGATGCGTACTTCGCCAAATCACCTGTTGTCGTGTGGGTAGGTAGTCGTGGCTTCGCGGGAAAGTCATACCTGCTCGCACTCCTTTCTACCGTAGAGGCATTGACGCAGAAAGCCGATGTGAGTATCCTCGGCGGCAGCTTTGAGCAGGCAAAGCGGATCCAGGATTACATTACACAATTCTACCGCGCGCAGAACTCACCCAAGCATCTATGGGAAGGCGAACCGCTGACAACATTGCACCGCTTTGTGTGGGGCAATACGGTCAATGCACTAACGGCATCACAGAAGAGCATTAGAGGGCCACACGCACCCAAGCTGCGCGGGGATGAAGTTGATGAAATGTCCATCGACCTCCTAGACGCGGCGTTGGGTCAACCCATGAGTGTGGTAGAAAATGGCAAGGTAGTCATCAAGGCGCAGACCGTCCTTAGCTCCACGCACCACAAAGCCGATGGCGTTATGACGGAAGTGCTCAAACGCGCCAACAAGCACGGCTGGCCCGTCCACTATTGGGGATACCAAGAGACAAGCGCAGAGGGCGGCTGGCTTCTCCCTTCCGAGGTAGAAAACAAGCGCACCGTGATCCCGGCGCAAATGTGGAAGGTGGAATATGACCTTAACGAACCGTCACCGGAAGGCCGTGCCATTATGCCGGAGAAGGTTGAGCAGATGTTTGATCCCAAATTGGGAACATTTGAAGGGCGCAACGGTGAATACATCGAGATCGAGCCGCCCATGCTTGTGTGTCCTGTCTGCGGTTGGGAGATCATAGCCGCCGACGCCACGCATAAGAAGTGCGCCGTATGCAAGAGTAAGCTCCGCAATGCCCGCTATGCCACGGGCGCAGACTGGGCCAAGAAGCAAGATCACACCGTCATTGTTACCATCCGTTATGATGTGTCTCCCTGGCGTCTCGTAGCCTTCGAGCGGCATCAGCGCAAGCCGTGGCCCAAGATGGTATCACGCTATGACCGCCGTGTTAAACGCTACGGCGGCAAGGCGGCGCATGATGGTACGGGCGTAGGTGACGTGGTAGCCGACTACTCCACGGTGCGCTCACAGGCTATCATCATGACCGGCAACACGCGCAAGAATATGTTCACAAATCACATTGCGACTGTTGAGGATCGTGGCATAGTTGCGCCGATGATAAAATGGATGTATAATGAGTACAAGTATGCTGCACGCGACGACCTTTACGGCAGTGGACATCCGCCGGATAGCATAGTCGCCGGGGCGATGTCAGAGACCGCGATAAAGACACGGCGTGGGATAGGATTCGGGTAAGCGAGGTGATAGATGCCGCAATGGATTGATCGATTATTTAGGCCAAAGGTTTACAAAGCTAATTTATTTAAGCAGCGCCGCGATGAAGACCTGCAAATGATGATGTACGTGGAGCGCCGGATGCGCAACGTAAACACCAAATTCATGCCGCTAGACTTCTCCTCACGCGCCGAGATACCACAGCACCACATCACGGATTACCAAAGCTATGTGCTGGACGGATTCAACCGCAACGCCCTGGTGTATGCCTGCATCATGTATAAGGTTCGCGCCATCACCGCCGCGCCGCTGCGGGCTTACGAGGGTACGCGGGATCAGCCCGAAGTATTGCCCGCAGACAACGACTTGACCAAGCTTCTCGACCGCCCGAACACATACCAGAGTCAGCCGGAGTTTCAGGGCCTCAATGAAGCCTATTTGAACATCGACGGCAACTCATTCGTGATGATTGATCGCGACCCCAAGACCGGCTTACCCATTGGCTTACACCCCTTGCGTCCCGACCGCGTGTGGATAATCGCCTTGCAAAACTATGACATCATCACAGCAAAGAAGCGCGGCAATAATGTCATGGATACTTGGCGCCGGCCCATGACCAGATATGAGCGCAAGGCTTACGGACAGTTAGTGCGTTCCAAGAACGGCTTTGCGAAGGTCGGCTACATCTACACGCCCGAAGGTGTGCTGCCGGGTGACACCGAGCGGGCCGTCCGTATCCCGGCCCAAGACATGATGCATGTCAAATTGCCGAATCTGTTGGATCCGCTTGAGGGCATGGGCTATGGCCTTTCTCCCTTGTCAGCCGCCGCATACAACGTGGACATGGACAACGACATCACCCTATACTTCTCAGAACTCATCGACAAGATGCGGAAGACAATGGACGGCATACTCAACTTTAGTATGCCGCTTGACGAGGAAGTCATGGGTCGTATCAAGGAGCGCTGGCAGGAGCTATACGGCGGGGAGGTCGGCGTGACGGATGCCGACGGTGAGTATCAGCGTATCATGTTAAGCCCGGAAGAAATGGATTTAGACCTCATAGACCAGCGCAATGAAAGCCGGATAGCGATGGTGTTCGGCGTTCCGCTGATCCTTGTCGGCGCCCGCTTGGGCCTACTGCGTTCTACCTACGAAAACTATCGAGAGGCGCGCAAGGCGTTCTGGGAAGATACGATGGTGCCAGAACTTGGCTGGTTTGAGCAGGAGTATAACTACTACTTGGGGCAGCCCGATAGCGGTTACTTCATCCGCTTTGACTACTCGCAGATACCCGCATTTGAAGACATCCGCGCAGATAGGCAGGCGGCGCTACTTGAGGGATGGGATGCCAGCGCCGTGACGATGAATGAATACCGCCGCGCCGCCGGCTTGTCGGAATTACCCAATGGTGATGTGCTCAAGGTGAACTTGCAAACCATCATGCAGCCGGTCTTTGAGGAACTACCAGATGATGAAGCGGGGGCAGTAGAGGCTACCGAAGACGACACCGACCGCGCCAAAACGCGTCAGATCAAGCGTCTTGACCACGAGCAGAAGGAAATGCTATGGAAGCAGCGCGATGCCGTAGCCATTGAGTATGAGCCCATCTTGCAGGATGCCGCACTTGAAGGCTTCAAGAATGACCGCCGCGCTGTAATGCAGATCATCATGCGGGCAAAGAAAAAGGCCCGCCAGGCGAAACAAACCATCAACTGGGAAGCAACCAGCCAAGAGTTGCGAGACTATTTCCTCAATGAATCCGGCGACGAATGGGCCGGGATATTCATTCCGCAGCTTGAGGGGCTCGTGACGGCGCAGGCAAACCTAACCTCCCTGGCATACGGCTTCGCTTTCGACGTGACCAACTTGTTTGCCGGTGACTGGCTAAACGACTACACCATGACCTTTGCCGACGAGATAGCGCAGACTTCCTCATCCCTAATCAATGAGATCATCCAGGAAGCCCAGGTGCGCGGGTGGTCAATCCCGCAGACTATGGAATCAATTGACACCCTCTTCAAGCGATGGATAGGGAAGGCAGATTGTGAAGCCGACGACCTGAGCGAGGCTGCCTTCTTCGCCTGCAAGCGACTGACCACCAACCGGCTTGAGCTAATCGCCCGTGACCAAACGCTACGCGCCAGCAATGCCGGGACGCGGCGCCTGTATGATGTGTGGCGCGAGGATGGCGTGGACATCACCGGGCATGAGTGGCTGACGACATTGGATGGGAGGGAGCGCGGAGCTAAGCCGACAGATAACTTTAACCATCGAGCGGCCAACGGACAACAGCGACCTATAGATACGCCATTTACAGTTAGCGGCGAGCGCCTGATGTATCCAGGTGATGAAAGCATGGGCGCATCATTGGGAAATATCATACAATGCCGCTGTCAAGAGTTAGTACTATTTGCAGATGAGTTTCCATAAAGCAATGAAAGACGTAACTAAACCCGAAAGGAGTTGAGACATGAATGAAATAACGCCCGTACTATATCATGATGAGGTACATCAATACATAGTCGTATCAGCAATGGACGCGCCAGGCATTGTTAGTTATGTGAACGATCTAAATAAGCGCGGATGGCGTGCATCAGGTGGCGTCATTACAACATTTGCCTGTGTAAACTCTGGTTTTAACTGGTATCAAGCAATGGTAAGGACAATACCGGAGCATTGCGTCAAGTTCAAGCAAAACATACGATTGCAAAACAGAGAGTACTTAGAACTCATAGCAGATGTGCAGGTATTCACAAATCATGGATTCATTGCGCAGGCAATCATTTCTAAGGATGATGAAGAAATGTTCTACCAAGAACTATTGTATTATGCGACATCTCATGATGAAACCATGAACGCATCTGATCTTTTGACATCCTACCATAGATTTGATGAACGCTGGATTAACGAAAGGTATGGTGATCATCTTAGGGTCGGACAAAAGCCACCCTCCAGGAGTTGACCATGAATGACATCGAGAATAGAGAACTTGCGCACTTCACATGGTCATGTTCAGCCATGATCATGGCGCAAATAACGATGCACTCGAACTATGAATATAGAGGCATAGCGGCGATTGCGTCTTTTCTGCTAACTGCGTACAATTCAATGCGTCTCATTGAGATATGTTCCGGCGTGAACATCATCAAATGGCTCACTGTAAGTTTATTTTTGCTCGTGCTTACTTCCATAATCATATTGCCATGTGTACATGTTGGCGTCAATGTGCTTGTACATGATTCCCACTATGCCATAGGATTTTATTCTATGGTTGTCATTACTGCGCTTATCCTCGATTCACTTGAGCCATTTTATAAAAAGGTGATGAGGTATGCAAAACAATAAAAACCCGAAAGGAGTTAAGTCATGAAACAATATACAATTGTATCCGCAAGGTCAGCGCCAGAACTAACTAATAAGGTGCGTGTTCTCTCAGAGTATGGATGGGAGCCCATTGGCGGCATGATAACCACGCACTTCCTAATCAATGCTTGCTACAATTGGTCTCAGGCAATGATTAGAGAGGTCGAAGAAGACCAGAAAACTTGGTATATAGAGGTTAATGTTCATGCGTCAATTCTTACAGAAATGAATGTCAAGGCGCAAGACCTAGCAAACCACGGATTTTTCGCTATAACTGATGTGCTAGAGATCAATGATGGTGTGTCTCAGAAAATGGTGTGTATAGCCACGTCAATGGAAGAATCTCTAATAGCATACATGCTTCAGGAAAAGTACAGTTAACCCCGAATCATTGCGCATTTTGCGGAGAGGTGATCGATAATGTGTACGCGGACAGCGACCACAAAGACGACTGTGCGCGTGTTGCCGTTATGGAATTCGTCAATCGACATTCCGAGACATTCTATGAGATTCTCGGATACTACCCAGGAGTGTCATAATGAAGAAATCTATTCGCAAGATACTAGAGTCAATAGTTTATGACGAACCGTTTTTGACGGAGATCGGTATTGATGCCACATCCCACCGCCTAACCGCAGTGTGGACATGTAAATACTGCGAGGCCGATTTGACCGCTGTGTCAAATCCTGACAGCCAGAAGGCACACAAGCGTGATTGCCCATACATAATCGCACGCAAGATTCTCAAAAAGAGCAAATGAATAACTTAGGAAGGTAAAAACATGCCTTATACAACCGTTAGAGAAGTACGTCAACACATAGACAAAACCGTCCAGGAAGATGATCCAGTAATCAAGGCCCTGATCCTCGCCGCCGGAAATGCTATCGACCGCTTTACCGGACACTATCAACAAGACGGCGACGGGAACGATATAGAAGCCTTCCTCGCGCCAACCACTGCAACGACGAAGATATACGCAGGTAGTGGTCTCGCGCATCAATGGATTGAGGAGTGCGTGGAAATCACAGCAGTTGCAGTGAAGGATTCCGTCACATCCGCAACCTACACCGCATGGACGGCAGGTACGGACTGGATAGCCTTCTCCGGCCCGGCAGCGGATCCGAACTTTAACCGCATACCCTACACCGGGCTCCTTCTTGCCGCCAACTCAAGCTACGGTATCTTTACGAGTGGTAGCTTCAATGGTCCGGCGGGCTTCCCGCCGGGCAACCTTGACCGCCAGCGCGCCACGCCCACGGTGCAGGTTACGGCGAGATGGGGCCATTCAATCACGACGCCGGAGGAGATCACCACGGCCTGCATCATGCAAACAGCACGCTGGTACAAGCGACTACAAGGCGCACAGGATATTACCCTAGCGAGTGATGACTTTGGTACAATTCTATACCGTCAGGTGTTGGATGCTGACGTTAAGATGATCTTGGTAAACAGCCGCTACTACAAGCCCGCGATAGGGCGGCGATGATGAGTAGGCAATTTTGGATGAAACTACGCCAGGGCCTTCTCATGATCGTAGATGCGATTGAGGATGAATTAGGCATGTCGCCCACTACCGCAGAGATACGCCGGGAGTTCAAGACCATGGCGAAGTTGCGTCCATAGCGATTATGGTGTATAATAGAGTAGTAAGGTAAAACATTAGGCAGCCCGAAAGGAGCGCCGCAAGCACTTAATTGTGCTGCGGCGCGTTTTGCATTATGCCCACAGATATACAAATAGAAATCAAGGGACTAAAAGAGGCCCAAAAGAAGGTAGAGCAAGTCATCCGCGACTTGGATGGCGACGGCTTGCTCAATGCCATGCGCAAGGCTACACTCCTTGTACAGCGTGACGCCAAGCGCCTGTCTCCGGTAAAAACCGGCAGACTACGCGCCAGCATTACACCAGAGATCAGAACCAGCGCAGGCGGGAAGCGTATCATGGGCGTAGTGGGTAGTAATGTGGTGTATGCGCCCAAACAAGAGCGCCGCCGTCATTATCTGCAAGGCGCACTTGAGAAGAACTTGGCGAAGATCGAAAAGCTACTCGATGATGCAGTGGCCTGGATAGTGGAAAAATGAGTGGAACGATAACCTTAGTGCAGATAGTCAATGCAGTGGCGCGCACACTCGGCGCGGCGACAACCGTTGTGAAGCGCGTGCAAAGCTCCGGCGTCAGGCAGCAAGAGACATCATGCTCAGGCGTATGTCTTGGCCCTATCACTGAAGGCATCAATGACAATGGCACACTACAGGTGTACTGGGACAACAGCGGGACGGTAGACTCCCAGGGTGACACGAGCAAGACGACCTTTAGCAAATCCAACGGCACCATTCAATACGACTTCACTATCATAGCCGACTTGTACATTTCAAAGCGCAATCATCTTGGTGAAAACATCTATAATCAGACATGCGCCTTCGATGCTTTGCAGACCATCTTTGATGATCAATCATGCGGATCGCTATTCGGCATAGATGGTATACGCAACTTTCAATACAACATCCAGCGCGCCACCTTTCCATACACTAGCGACCTCTACGCCGGGCTGCGCTGCACAATTCAGGTGAGGGTATTCTAATGGCACTTTATCGCACAACGGACAATTTGAGTACCGGACAGCGGCGCGGGCAGGTTTTTCGTGGTGAGGCGCTTAGCGCAAAGGCCCTGCGTATACTAGAGGAAAAGGGCGTGATTTACAAGATCAATACGCCGCCGCTTAACATCTTGCAGGGCTGGCAAGAACGTGCAACCCTGCTCAAGAAGTACGAGATCGAGACGGTTGGCGACCTGCTGTATGCAGATGCGGCCGAAATTGATGACGTAGAGGCAGAGGAGCTTAAAGCCTGGCAGGATCAGGCGTTTTCATTTATCACTGCACCCGCGCCGGATGGCGAAGGCTGCAACTGTAAACGGAGGTAATGACGATGGCTAAAACTGGTTATTCGATTCCGCAGAGTTGTGTAAAATTAGAGATCGCACCATGCGCCGCTGGCGTATGTGGATCATGGACGGACATTAGCGGACATTTTATGAGCGTGAGCAATACGACACAAACGCGCATAACTGCTGAGACGCAGGTATTCGGTGACGACACGCCTATCATCAACGGCGGCAAGCGCACTGCGGTCAATCCGCTATTTGCAGGATTGTATACCGAGCAGCCGACAGATGCGTTTTTGGCGATTGCCGCTAAGTTTGAGGATGAGGATTGTGATGATGCCCGCTACTGCGCGCGCTGGTCTCCTGCCGGTGGCGCCATTGGCGACAAGCAGTATGAGGTGCGCTGCGGTGTGATCCAGGACTTTGACTATCCCGGAGGCGAAGCGTCCGAAGCCTCGCCTATTCCGTTCTCCTTCTCGCTATTCAGCGACAAGATTCACCGCGATACCATTTCGAGTTAGGAGGAACCATGAAAGCTGAACTTAAAGAGTACAATATTAAAGTCAGCATCCCGGAACCGTTCACGCAGGGCGCGATGGAGTTGTATTTCGGCACGGAGCGAAACGTCAAGGACGAGTACATCAAGGCGCGTAATAAGCGCACTGGTAAGGATGACCAGGGCATGAGTGGGCCTGAATACAATGGCGTCGTCGCGCGCACCCTGGCCCGGCTCGGCTGGTGCAGCTACAATGAGAGCGCCGTGCATGAACTTGACCCGCGTGCCGTGACTTGGATTTCCAGCATTGCGCAGCGCGAAATACTGAGCTATGCACAAATCCCAAAAGCATGATACTCGCGGCGGTTGCAACGGCTGATGACGCCAGCGCAACGCCGCCGCGAGAGCTAACGCATGCGTTCAGGATGCGCGGTTGGAATATCAAGCCGTACCCAGGGGCCTTCAATGAATGGCCGGCGGGGGAGCTAAACCGCATCTTGGCATCATGGGCTTACTATGACGCGTGGCGAGCTTGGACAAATCGGCAGATAGATGGCAAAATCTCGGACTGGTTGGCACAGCACAAAGAGCAATGGCCGCTCATACAGGACATAATCAAATTACGAAGTGAATTAGAAAACAATGGCGCGTAGAAACAGGGTAGAAGTACAGGTCGATACATCATCGGACACTAAAGGCATTAAGAATATTGAAGATGCCTTTGATGCCCTGCGTAAATCCGCGCCATTCGCAGGGGCCGCCGCAGCAGCCGGGGCTTTAACTGCTACGTTTGAAATGGCGAAGCTCGGCGCTTCCGTGAACACGGTAGCCGACCGCTTTACTGCACTTGCCGGTAGTGAGCAAGAGGCTGACAAATTCCTACGCCAGATCCGCCAGGCGACTAACGGCACTATTGACAGCATGACCTCTATGCAGGCCGTGTCGAAATTCCTGTCAATGGGCCTCGCTGACAATGCTGACCAAGCAGCCAAGCTGACCAGCATGGCCGTGGCATTGGGCGACCAGACCATGAGCGCGGGCGACCGTATTGGAGACTTTAGCGCGCTCCTGGCAAACCAGTCAATCCCGCGTCTTGACAACTTCGGGATCAGCAGCGCTCAGGTGCGCACGCGTATTGAGGAACTGCAAGCCGCCATGCCCGGACTATCCCGCGAGGCAGCCTTTAACAATGCCGTGCTTGAAATCGGGGCGCAGTCTATGGAGCGCCTGGGTGATTCCGTGAATAGCCAACAGGCCAGCATTGACCGGCTTACCGCCATTGTCACAGACTCCAAGAACGCCTTTGTCTCTTGGGTGGCTGACGGCATAGTCCCGGTTCTGAACAGCGCCAGCAAGGTCTTTACCTTCACCCGCGACCTAAGCGACGCACTAGCTGACAACACACAACAGGCCATTGATGCGGGCCGCACATGGGAAGACTACGCGCGCACTCAGATGGTTGCTATTCAGACCACCGCAGAATTTGACCGGGTTGCCCAAACTGTACGCAAGTCACTATTTGAAGAAGGCATGGCCGCGCAGGAAGTTGACAAGATTTTTGGCGATAATAACTTGGTCATTGATGAGGCCATTCGCCTGGGCGTGGGTTTTGGCGACACTATGGATCGTGTCACCTTTGAGACTACGCAAGCGGCCCGCGCCGGCGAGTATGCCAGCGAGGGCTTTAGTGATATGGGCGTCAGCATGAGAAGCGCATCCCAAGACGCCGAGACACTTGAGGGCGCAATTGCCGCGACCAAAGACGCCGTTTCACAATACCACACATTATTGAGCGGGCCAATAAGTCAAGAGGTTGAGAGCTTCACCGAGAAACAGCATGAGGCCCGTGTCAAAGTGCGTGAACTCAAAGACCAGATAGCCGAACTTGAAGGTCGGCGGTATCTTACAGATGATCAGAAGGGCCAACTTTCAGACCTGCAAGGCAGCCTGCGCGACGCACAGCAAGCCGTTGAGGATAATGCAGCGGCCCATGAAGAAGCGACACGCCGCATACTGCTAGGATTCCTTGAGCAACGCCTGGCCCTAGATGGGCTTACACAAGCTGAGCTTATGGGCTTACAGCAGGTTGCCAATGAGTGGGGCCTGCTGGATGACGCAACGCTTGAGGCCATTCAAGGTATAGATGAAATTGCCTCACAATTTGAGAGCGGCGCAGTTGACGCACAGGGCATGGCGGATGCCGCCGGTAAACTCTCAAGAGAACTGGATGGGATCAGTGATGTAGAGATCATTGAGGGCGACCCGATAGAAAAGCGCACCGACAAACTACTTGCTATGGATGGTGCAGTACAAGGGCTTGCGAAAGACACAGAAGAAATCACTAAAGAAATGACGCAGGTGGGGAAGCGCGGCGGCAAATCAATAGAGGCGATTGATCAGCGCATGGCTAACATGCGCGAAACATTAGGCATGTCAGTTCGTGAAACGCGCAATTTAACACAGGGACTAGATACCGTTGCAGTAGAAGCGGCGCCACGTATGCAAGCCATAGTCGAATCTATGCAGACAGTGGATGAAAGTATAGTCGGCATGAGCCAGAGCACTTCCGAGTTTGTTGGCACACTATCAGAGGCGGGTGAGCGCGGCGCACAAGTTGGTAGTGCAATGGAGGAAAGGTTCAGCGCGAACCGCAGGGCATTACATGAAAGCTCGAACGCTGCGCGCAATCTTGGCGGGGCTATGGAAAATCTGAGCGGAAGGGCGCGTACCGCAGCCGGAAACCTTGAAGGCGTATCCAGTGCTGCCGCTGCAATTCCGCGTGACATCAATATCAACGTCAATGTCACCGGCGACAAGCTACCCGGTGAAGGCGGTGCCGCCGGTGGATTCACGGGACGCACCGAGCAAGAGTTCTTCCAAGCAGGCATGACGCGTTTCGTAAACCGACCCACAGCTTTCAACTTCGTGGCAGGTGAAGCTGGTGCCGAGCAGGTCACAGTTGCGCCGCTTGAAGGATCACGGGCGCAGGCTACCGGCGGCGGTGACACCTTCATTACTAATGTCTATGATGGCGGGGCCGCCCGCGTACTTGGCGCAATGATTCAAGACCGGCGCTCCCGACGCCTTAACTCATTCATGGGGGTAGGGTAATGGGAACCTGGTATGATGTGGGCGGACGTCTTGCTACCTCCAAGCAGGACATCAACCAGACATGGACATTTTTCATGCGCTGCCCGATTCAGCCGCCTATAACTGCATCAATGCTGCGCTTCCGTGTTGTAACTGCACCCGCCGGAGCGCGCTACAGATTAGGGATTTACAGCGATGTGGCAAGTCTACCATCGGCCCTGCTTGCTCAGACGGCAGATTTTGCCGTGGCGGTCGGAGCGGCGCAATATGAAATAGCACTAGCCGGCAGTGTAGTGCTGACGACAGATTACGTGTGGATCGCACGCCAGGTCAATAACAACACATCATTTATTAATGAGACCGGCAGCGATGACCCATCCGTAATTCGCACCGACCGTCTTACCGGCGGCTATGCGGCAGGCTTCCCGGCTGTGGTCGGGGCGCTTAATAGTGATGCCGAGGCAGCATGGTGTGGACTATTTACTGAGGCGCATGTAACCGCCAATCCACAGGGCTGCTATTTCATAGAATACTCGACCGATAACATTAACTGGGTGGATGTCAGCGGCTTTGCCAATTCAATCCGCACCCCGCGCCGCTCCCGGCGTTTTTCTGAGACGCAGCCGCAGGCAACGGACACGCCCATCGTGTCAATGGGAAAGCGTATTGCCGAACGCGTGACTATTGAGGTACTTTACACGGAAGCCGACGGGATGGTATTCAATGCGTTGCGGCAGCGTTTTGAAAACAATGAGCTCCTAATGCTGCGTTGGGCGCCGACCGGCGGCGCTGTTGGCGACTACAATTTCACTACAGATGCAACATATAGCTACATCGTGGATATGGAAGTACCGGGGGCCAATGCGCGTAATAGTGCAGAGCCGCTTATTGCTACATTTACAGTGATTACGCAGGACGTAACGCAGGGGGTAGTATAATGCAGGATTACACATACCAAAAAGTGGCAGTGGTACACTGCCCGGAATGTCAGGCGCGCATTTTTATCCAGCGCCCTATTGCGCCGGGACAGCAGATAGTCAAGACATGCCCAGGGTGTGGCTTGCGCGTGATCTTTGAGCGCAAAACCGAAACAGACACGGCGCGCCGACCTGGACCGAGTGAGGTAAAATGAACCACGCAATTATTGAGCTTTGTAGAGAGTTGGGCATTGAACCAAACGCCCTGTGTGTATTTTTCGCGCACCTAACGGCACGAACAACATCAGTTAGAGTCGCGGGTATGGCCGCAAATCCAAGCTACACAGTATTAAATTATGGTAATAAGTCAATACCGCCGCACATTTTAGACACCGAGGTCGTGACCATCGAAAAGCTACCCGTCAGTGGAAAAACTGTGCGCGGCGGCTACACAGAACGCCTGCATATCCTCGTGATAGATGAGAAGTGGGCGAGGGCACAGGAGAAGCAACATGCCGACTAACTTCCCGCAACAGGGCGATGATCTAAAGGTAAGCCTGCGCAATTCCAATTATCCGCAGTTTGACCGGGCATGGGCTGAGGATTTACGCGACGACTACCCACAGATATGGGATGCCGGTGGTAATATTCGCGGTAATGAAGCCTTTACGCTATGGGGGCGTGCGCGTGACGGCAGTGAAGGTGAGGCCGTGCTTGAATGGATCCGCGAACGTGAAGCATGGGCCGCAAGACATTTTGACAACGGCGACGCTTTTACCGGCAGCAGCCCGGATGAGCCGAACATTTCAAATATCGCCGGAGTCGTGGCATGGGTGAAGTGGGGCGTCGTTGGGCAGTTGGGCGAAGGTCGTATGAAGGAGGTTCTAAACACTATGAAAAAGAAAATTGATGCGCAGAAGCTACGCAAGACGGGCGCATACCGCAATCTTCCAGACTATGAAGTCAAGCGGATGCCTACCTTTGTGGTCAAGGCCGATGAGGCCCAGGGCATAGTTGAGCAGGTCGTGGCCGTCATTGGCAATATTGACGATGGCGGCGACATGATCATGCCGGGAGCCTTCACCAAGAGCATTGACGAAAGTGCCCGCCGGGTGCGTGTCCTTGATAATCACCAGGCGCACTCAATTCACAATGTCATCGGTAAGCCGCTATGGATGCGTGAGGTCGGGCAGGATCAATTACCCGTGGAGGTGCTACGTTATGCCCCCGATGCCACCGGCGGCCTGCTCGTGGCTACACAGTACGCCATGAAGACGGATAACGGGCGCAATGCCTTCAATCTCGTGGCTGGCGGCTTCGTCACGGAAAGCAGCATCGGCTATGACCCGGTACAGATTGAGTTTGTCGAAGCCAACTGCAACGGTGAGAAATGCAGCGTGCGACAACTAAAGGAAATCAGGCTATGGGAGTATAGCAACGTGTTGTGGGGCATGAATCCCGCGACCGCCACACTCTCAGCGAAGAAAACGGAGGGCGATATGAAGAAAGATAAAAAGGCCGTGCTGACTTATCAGAACTTACCACTTGCATCGCGTGATCGCGCATGGGATTCTACGGAAGCGGAGGGGCGTGTACGTCGTTGGGCAAGTGAAGACGAAAGCGAAGACTTGGATACGATAGACTGGAAGCGATATGCGAATGCCTTCTTTTACCGTGATCCAGAAGCCGACGAGCAGGTTGGTGGATACAAGCTCGGCTATGCTGATGTGATCAACGGCGAACTCACTGCAATTCCTAGCGCAATTTTTGCCGTTGCCGGAGTGCTACAGGGAGCACGTGGCGGTGTGGGTATTCCAGAAGCAGAGCAAGAGCGCGTCAAGACGCAAGTTGCGCGCTACTATGCCAAGATGCGCGAGGAGTTTGACGACGACGGGCTTGTACCTCCGTGGGATCAAGAGGAAATGGGCGCGAACAAAGGCAATGAATCAAAAATGCAAGGTATGCCCATGTTCGGTGACTATTTACAGGGCTGTATTCATAAGATGTACACCATGATTTGTGACGACTCGTACATGTACGGAAACATAGGCCGCGAACAGCGCAAGCTAATGAGCAGTATACTTGGTGATATGCTTGACTTATTCTCTGATAGGTGCCCGCAAGAGATTTACGAAATGCCGTCGCACACTACCTACTCTTATATGATGGCGCTTGAGGATGCTGTCAGCGAGGTAAAGGCCAGGCGCGCCATTAGCAAGGCCAACGCACAACGCATACGCGCAACCATTGACCAGATCCATGCCGCAGCCACCGCGCTTGAGGAGATGCTGGATACCGCCATGCCTTCTGAGGAAGAGCCCGTGGAACCGGAAGACGACATGGCAGGTAATGAAGATGAGGAAAATAAGGGCCGCGACACTGAGGCCGGGCCGCCTGATGAGGCACCCACCGAAGCGGAACTGTTACGACAACGGATTGAGATGTATCAAAAACTTAACAAACTAACTTAATGGAGGACAATCATGTCTAAAATTCGAGAACTTCAAGAGAAGCGTACTCAGTGCGTTAACGAGGCCCTGGCCCTGGTCAGTAGCGACCAGGCAACGCCCGAAGACATCAAGCGCTCTGAGGAGTTGTATGCCGAGGCGCAGACCTACGGCAACCAGGCTGCACAGTTAGAGCTTCTGACCGATGCACAGAAGGAGCTCAAAAACATCGAGGCCGAGACTAACCGGCAGCCTGCACCCGTCGCGCCTGGTGGATTCAGGAACCTGGGCGACTTCGCCTATCACGTGCATGTCGCCGGAAGCTCAAAGCACCGCTTTCATGTTGATGCGCGCCTACACGATTGGCAAGATCGGAGTGAGCCCGCTTCAAAGCTGTACAGTGAAAGCGCGCCGTCTGGCGGCGTTGACGGCCAATGGGAGAACAAGGCGCTCGTGGAAAATGTGGGGGCCGATGGTGGTTTCCTTGTCCCGACCGAATACCGCGATCAACTGCTGGCCCTTGATCCTATCGCGCAGCCCATTGCCACCCGTGCAATGGTCATTCCCATGCGTCGGCGCGCTCTGCGCATTCCGGTGCTTGACCAGACCAACACGACCGCCGGGACTCCGGCATGGTTCGGCGGGATGACTGCATCATGGACGGAAGAAGCTAGTAATAAAAATGAAAGCACGCCGCAGTTCAAACAGATGCAGCTCGTGGCACACAAGCTCGTGTGCTACTCGATTAGTTCTGATGAACTTTTGGAAGATGCCGTAATCAGCCTGGATACTTGGCTACAGTCTGAGATGGGCTTCGCCGGGGCGATCCGCTGGTACTCTGAACTCGCCTACCTGCAAGGCACCGGCACCGGGCAACCGCTCGGCGTCATTACTGCCGTGAACCAGCCCACGCTCGTTGTGGCCCAGGCAGCCGCCAACCTCTCCGTTGGCGACCTTGCCAACATGCTCATGGCCTTCCAGGGCCGTAGCCCCGTATGGCACATCAACCGCCAGCACATGGCGAACCTGATCCAACTCAATGGCCCGGCTGCCAACCCCTCCTACGTCTTCATCCCGAACGCCCGCGAGGGCGTGCCTTCGACCTTGTTCGGCTATCCGATCATTTGGGAAGAAAAGCTACCGCTACCCGGAACGCAAGGCAGTATCTTGCTGGCAGATTGGAGCAAGTACGTGATCGGACAGCGCCAGGAAGTCACCTTCCGCAGTACCGATATTGAGCTTTTCCGCCACGATCAAACGAGCTTCCGCATGGTGTATCGCGTAGATGGTCAGCCCTGGATGAGCGCACCGCTGACGTATCAGGACGGGACGACTCAGGTTAGCCCGTTCGTCATCTTGGGTGCCGTGAGTGGCAGCTAAGGAGGAGGATAATCATGGATTACACCGCACGTTTTACTGAACAAGCAGAATTACTGGCTAATGATGTTGTGGTAGCCAGCGCCGTTGAGAACAACACCGGCTATGTCCTTTCAACTCGCTTCCACCGTCTTGTCGTCATTATCACGCCCGTCACCCTTACCGGTGACATTGACGTGGACGTGGAGCAGGCAACGGATGCCGCCGGAACCGGGGCAAAGACTTTTGATGCCGGTGGCAAGGACACCACCGTCCAAGCCGCTGACACTAACCCCACGATTATCGAGATTCGCGGCGAGGAGTTTGACGTTGACGGCGGCTTCGATGCCATCAATATCGAAACTACCCCCGCAGGACAGGGCGAGACCTACGTTGTGCAGATTTGGGGCCTTGTTCCGCGCCACATGGCGGTCAATACCACAAACCTTGACAGCGTTGTGGACTAACTCACATATTGGGCGCGCCGTCGTCATGACGGCGCGCCCACACAGGAGCTTTACATGCCCATACAGCTTGTAGCGAAGCACATCGTACATACGACCGATAAACACGGGCAGATAGTCATCAATCGCCCCGGCGATTGGTTTTCAGTAGGACGCCAACGTGCGCAGCAGTTAATCGCCTCCGGCGACGCTAGGCTTTCACCCTACGTAACACCTGAATACCGCCGTCAAGCCTTCGCCTTAGATCACTGTGGTGTGATCTTGACCAGCGATAGTGAGACATTGCGCGCCAAACTAACTAGCCAATATCCTGACCTTGAGGTAAAGGTCGGCAAGCGAGAACTTGCTTGGCCGCGCACTTTGATCATGGCGGGAAACTCTACGATCAAGCCGCAGCTAGTTTCCGTGGGCTTCCACCGTCTCAACCGTGGCTGGCAAGTGGCGGCTCCGCTCTGGCGCTATAGTATCCTGGCGCGTGATATTGGCTCCGCAAAGGACAAGGCCACGACCGATGCGCTTATTCATGACCTACGCTTCCCTGTCTATGATGTGCGCGCCGTGTTCATTCGACGCTGTGATGATACCCAAAAACTCATACGCCATTGGCAACAGGAGGGAGGTGATCCACAACACGCCTTTATGCGCGCACTCTACAAGGCGAAGCCGACCATGTGCGCTTTGCCTATTACGTGGATGCAATGAACAGAGGTATCGTGATTGTAGCCTATGGCGTCAAGGCACACCAGGCAGCTAAAGCGTGCGTGGATAGTATCCGCGCAGTTTGTGACCTACATATCACGATCATAACCGAATCACTGAACATAAAAGGCACTCATTCAATATTTTACAAAGATAATTCATTTGGAGTAAGGGATGCGAAACTTAACCAAGACCTGCTCACAGACTTTGACGAAACATTATATATGGACGCTGACACCGTGGCAAGGAAAGACATCGACGGGCCATTTGATGCTCTGCGTAATGGCTTTGACATCGCCCTTACCTATAGCCGCAATCAGAGCAACGCAGCCTTTGCCCACATCGAGAACCAAGAGCGCGCCATGACCTGTGAAGAGGTCGGGCTATTCCCACCCTTGCAATTCCAGGCAGGCGTGGTGTATTGGAAGCGCAACGAGACCACGGAGCGACTATTCTCAGAATGGCGTAAGCAGTGGTCACGGTGGAGAAAGCAGGATCAGGCAGCGCTTGTGAGGGCGATTGAGATTGTACAGCCGCATGTGTGGCTGCTAGGGTATCCGTACAATGATATGGACGGCGAAGTCATCAGGCACGACTTCGGGAAGGCGAGGTAATGAGAACACATATAATATGCCGCAACTGGCGAGATGACCGGGTGATTCCGCGCTTTGCGCGCCACCTGGTAGAGGCGCATCAGTGGACAGTGAGCGCCGACCCTGACCCCGGTGCAGACATCAATTTCTGGCTTGGCTATTTCGAGTATGGCAAGCATCGCGGATTTGACAAAACGCCGACCGTGGCCTACTTGACGCACTATGAGGAAGGCGATAACGGATCCGCCAAGCGCAACCTTTATGATGCTGCCGCCAAAGCCTCAACCTGGCGTATTGCCATGAACGCACGCCAGCTTCCGCACCTTAAGCAGTTCGGGAAAGGCATTGTGCTACCGTTGCCTTTAGAGCTGGACTTTTTCAAAATCAAGGAACATCCGCGCCGCTCGCGTCCCGTCATTGGCGTGGCCGGATACCGCTACAAGAGCGGGCGCAAGGGAGAGGGGTTGCTCGACCAGTTGCTGAAGCACAATCTACCTGTAGAATGGAAAGCCGCCGGGCGCGGCTGGCCCATCCCCACCACTATGTATAAGTGGAAAGACATGCCGGGCTTCTTCCAGAGCCTTGATATTTTCCTCAACACATCCCTGGTTGAGGGCGGCCCAATGTCCACGCTTGAGGCTATGGCCTGCGGTGTGCCGGTAGTCATTCCGGCAGAAGTCGGCATACATCCCGACCTGCCAGACATGCCCGGTATCTACAAGTATCCACGCGGCAATGTTGCGGCAATGAAACGCGCCGTTGACCGGGCCATACAGGAACGTGATAGCATCGACCGCGAGGCCCTGCGTGCTGCAACCAAGCCGCACGGCGTCAAGGCATGGACATCTGGCATTGCGCGCACCTTCGAGCACTGGATATATGATAAGCCGGCCATCACTGCGCTACCCGACCGCGATGGTAAACAGGGTATCTATATGGTGGCCTTCGGTGAACAGTCACGATATTGCGCCAAAATCTGTATCCCGATGATCCGCCAGCACATGCCGAATATTCCAGTTGCTTTGGTAAGTGATAAACGACTAGGGCCTGAGCATATTTTCGTCAAGGCTCCGGACAAGGACATTGGCGGGCGCATTGCCAAGCTCAGTATCTATGATCTCGCTCCCAAGACCTGGGAGTACATTCTATACATGGACGCTGACACGGAAGTCGTGGCAAATGTGGAGTTCTTCTTCAAGCTACTCCGTGATGGTTGGGAGTACGTGATCTGCAAAGACCCACATCTGCATGACACAATGAAGAGCTTTGAGCGGCGCAATAACAAGCCCGAATACCACCGCACCATAAACATGCTCGGTACAACTGAGGCCCTACAGATCAACGGCGGCGTGTGGGCCTTTCGTAGGTGCGCGCGCACAAAGTCATTTTTCAAGCGTTGGCTTGACGAGTGGAGCATTAACAAGGGCCGCGACCAGGGCGCATGGATGCGCGCCATGTATACGGAGCCATTGCGCATCTTTTGGCTTGGCAATGAATGGAACACGCTCATCACGGCGAAGGGTGAGGAGTACCCGCCGGGGCGCAAAGGCACCGCCGGTATACTCCACTTCCCGATGCGTGGACGGCGCTGGCGTGGGCAGATAAGCGCACCGGACGGGCTATGTGATCCACGCGCATGGGATAAGGTAATACCGATGTCACGCACGCATTTTGAAGATGGACGCGTCAATTTGAAGGGGTAAGCTATGGATGATGCAAGAATTTTAGTTTTAGGATGTGGAAAGAAGCCGCGTGACGGCGCAGTGAATCATGACCTATTCAAGCACGCGCCGCATGTGGATGTGGCGCATGATCTAAATGTACTGCCGTGGCCCTGGGAAGACGAAGAGTTTGATACCGTCATCGCATCATCAGTACTTGAGCACCTACACATTGACCGACTGGCAATTATGGCCGAGGTGTGGCGCATCACCAAGCCGGGCGGCCTCGCGTGGATCAAGCTGCCCTACTGGAACGCCGAAATATCACATGCCGATATGACACATCGCTGGTTTGCGTCCTTGCAGCTAATGGATCAGCTTGACCCGGATACCAAGCGCGGACAGCAGTACGACTTCTATACGCCCTTCAAATGGAAGATCATCGAAAAACGCTACTCAAGCGAGGCGCGTACCAGCATTATTTTCAAGCTCATCAAGCGCCCACCGGAGGAGGAAGACCATGCCGAAAGTTGACAATGACGATACCAAGTACCTTGCACAACCATTCGTGATTTGCGCGCAACGGCGCGCCGGCGGAACCTACCTGTCACACTGTCTCAGCAATCACCCGCAGGTGTATTGTGACCGCGCCGAGACTGTGCACCATGCCAGCGTGTGGCGACGCTATGCCCGCAAGTTACCTGTTCCACAGCTTATCGACATGCTTTGCCACCAGGAGGGCTATCATGCCAGCGGGATCAAACTCGTGTATACCCAGTTCTTTGAACAACACGCTTGGGCGCGAATCAGGGAGATGCAGCCGCCGGCACGCATCATCCACCTTACCCGTGACAACAAACTACGCCAGGCCACGAGTATTGTCTTCAATCAGATCGTGCGCAAGGGCAAGGCCCCCTACTACCCGGTGCATACCACTAAACACAAGCTCACAATCACGCCCACAGAAGTTAATCCGAAGGCCGTTGTCAAAATGATGCAGTGGCTTGATAATCGCCAGGATCGTTATGCCAAAGCCCTCGCATTATCCGGGCTTGAGGTGTTACACATGACCTATGGCGAAATGGTTGGCGGCGAAGGCCCTACAGTTGCGCGCATGAAGAGGTCGGCATCCGAGAAGACATGCGACTTCTTGGGCGTGCGCCGGTTGGTACTCAAGTGCGACCTAAAGCGCGTGCATAGTCACCCGTTGAGTGCGTGGTTGTCTAACTACAAAGAATTTAGTAAGGTAATTTCAAATACTAAGTATGCCCGTTTTCTAAATGATGAGCGGACATGGGAGGGAAAACATGCCAGACATTAGGAACAATACCAGTATTGAGAATGTAAATGCCAACGCCGCGACACGCTACGAATTGCTAAGCGGCAACACCTATGCGATTGTGCGCGGACTCGGCGGTGATGGACTAACGGCCCTACAAAACATCCTCGCGGCCCTCGGCGGCGGCGCGACTACTCCGCAACACGTTGACACTTCCGTCTATGTGCCCAACGGCTTACAGCAGGTTGTCACCGTCACCAATGCCATCACTATCATGGCCGCTCTGCCCGCGAACACAACGCATGTGCAGTTGCAGGTGCAGACGGCTGATTGCCGCGTAACGATTGACGGCACGAACCCGACGGCGGGCGGTAACTTCGTGCTGCTTGAAGATGGTGACGAAACATTATGGACAGTAGACATGGCAACCGCAGCCCGCTTCATCCGTGAGACCGCCACCAATAGTATTATTATCGTGTGGCCGCTACGCGCCTCACTATAGGAGGTATCATGCAGAATAAAATGAGCTTGATAGGCAACCCGCCCAACAAATCAGTTAGGCGCTTTATCGGGCGCACACTGCCCGACCTGACCGGCTTTCCGCGCGACCGCACAGACTCAACTATCAGCGTGGCCGGCAATGTCTTCACCATCGCGCCGGTAGGCGCATCCTTTACCTACTGGTATCAGGGCCGCGAGGTGACGAAGGCTGCAGCCGAAACGGTGACCATCTCAGACGTTGAGGGTCTGCATTACATCTATTACGATGAAGATGCCGTACTACAAGAGACTGCCGTATTTGATATTGACTTCATTTACATACAAGCACTCGTATCCATTGTGTACTGGGATGCTGACAATAACGCCGCCCTACTAGTAGCCGATGAACGTCACGGGCGCGTAATGAGTGCCGAGACTCATGCACACCTGCACCTGGTACTGGGTACGCAATGGGTAACGGGCCTGGCCCTGGACGGCTTTACAATCGGTGACGGCAGCCTGGAAACTCATGCGCAGTTCGGCTACACCGCCGGGCAGATCCGCGACGAGGACATTGAATCGGACAACGTAGCCGACACCGCCCCGGCGCAGATTTCGGTATTCTACAAATCCGGCGCGACCGGCGTATGGCGGCGGCGCACAGCTAACAACTTCCCCATGATCTATTCCGGGGACGGATCGGGCTATGTGGGGGCAAATGGTCGTGTACCATTCAATGAGTTCAGCGGTGGCAATTGGGTGCTGACTGAGGTGAGTACGAATAACGACTTCATTCTCATGCATTACTTTGCTACCACCGACCCGGATCAGCCAGTCATTGCAGTACAGGGTGAGGTCGAGTATACCAATATCAACGCAGCCCGTGAAGGGGCAGCGACGGAAATTAACGCAATTGTAACCGCGGGTTTACCTGGAGCAGAGTTTACGCCTATCGGGAGTGTGATCTACCAGACGAATGGCGGGTACGCAAATACGCCCAATTGTCGTGTACGCACTACCGACGAGGGCGACAACTACGTGGACTTTCGCGGCTTCAAATTCTCAAGCACCGGGAGCCCCGGAAGCCATGCGCAGCTTGGCGACCTGGCCTTTTCCCCATCCGGGCATGTAGGCTTCCAGCCCATTGTCTTCGAGGATGCGGGCGACCCGGATGCCAATGACGACATAGCTAATAGCGGCGGAAATGGTGTATTCCTGACCGGCTATTTCTGGCTGAACACGACCAGCGGTGAGTACTTCATCTGCACTGATGACACTGCTACCGCCGCAGTATGGCAACTCTTAGGCCCCACAACAGCAGATGGACAGACCAATGTGTCAACGCCGCTACAATCCGGCGCGAATGGTGATCTACGACTAGCGCGTCTTGGTATAGGCGTTGCGCCGATTGCCGCAGATAATACCATTGCCCTGCCTGATGCTGGATACATAGGGAATGGCGCGGCAACTGCGCGCATGGGCTTTAATAGCAGCGGTGCGACAGATTTTTCATATATCATGAGTTCAAATGTGGGAATAAACACAAATACGCCCGAAGCACTGCTTGAGGTAAAAGCCGGCATTTTCAGAGTTACGGGAACAAATGACGCCAGTTTCGTATATCCGACAGCGGATGTCGGATTCGAGATACGCTTTGGAACCGATGCTGACCCAGTGAATAACTCTAATACAGGCGGTCCGGGCGCTTCAATTTTCCAATCATTTGACCGTGACGGCACTGTATGGGAAAATTTGTGGTTCCGCTCCTATGATACCGTGTTTACTGCGAATACAGAAAATTTCGTTATTTTCTACAATGACAATACAGCAAGATTTATCTTTGATTCGAGCAATGTAGATTACGGCCTGGGTGCGCGTGGTACACTGGGCGGCATTTACATAATGAATAATATATCAGCAAAGCGCACACAACTCGAGCTATACACATCCGATGGGGACGGTACAGACGATGTAGGATTTCAGGCATGGGGTGTTGGTGATCCGGACGACCTAACCAACAGCGAACGCGGCGCGTTCGGATGGGACGAAGGCGACAGCGAATACCAATTATATACCGCAGCAACGGGAACGGGTACACTGCGCCCGATAGTGATTTTTACAAGTGGAAACGCAGATCAAGTGCATCTTGACACTAGCGGACAGGTTGGTTTTAGCGTTGCTGCGCCAGCATCACGAATAGATATAGGTGCAGGCGCCATGACATTCGCTGAAATGACCGCTCCTGGCGCACCGGCGGCTAATGGCGCCATACTATACGCTGTTGATAATGGAGCAGGTAAGACGCAATTGGCCGTGCGTTTTAACACGGGCGCGGTACAAATACTCGCCACGGAACCATAGGAGGCAACATGAAAGTATACCAGGCAAGCAACGGATCATGGATATATTTCGATGGGATTCAAAAATTTACTAACCTAACACAAAAGGAGGCTTATGCGATGTTGAATAAAGCGGCTTTGGCAGGAGATGTACAGACACTCGTAACGCGACTTGGTTCACTGGATGATACTTTGGATGTAGTCAATGCGAAGGAATATGGACAAGGGCAGGCTGACGCCTTTACTGATGGTGATGTGAGTGCGCTCGGTTTTACTGCCGATGATATGTTCAATGCGCTCAATCTTATTTCACAGATTCAAACGCTTCTCACCAACGGCACACCGGCAGAAGGCGACTACATGCCCACGATTAACCGGGTAAGGAGCGCAGTATAATGGACGAGCAGGAAGTTGTCACCAAAACTCCACAGCAGGTAATTGAAGAAACGCGCGCCATGATCCTGGCGCACTGCAAGCTAGAAATTGATCAGGTGCTCGAAAAGCACGGGTGTATACTAACGGCGATACCTCAGATAATAGATGGGCGTATAGTTGCCCACGCGGTGATTAAATTAAATGGCCGTTGAGTTCGAGCTACACAGTGACTCAATAAACGGTGGGCCATTAACCTATGATCTATGGGATGGTGACTATGAGATCATAGAAAAAATGTGGACGCCCGCTAACCCGTGGCCGGAAGGTGACTTCCGCCATGTTGAGTTCGGCGCGCAAGTCTCCTTCTCACACTATACACCGCACTCGGAATCATTCTCTATCGTTACTAAAGATACCGAGGCCAATGTTCACGGCATCCAGACGGCGCTTGAGGCATTTTTCAATAAGGCGCTGCGCTCCAATGTAGACCCGTCACGCCCGGATTACACATGGCTCAAGGTCAAGACGGATGATGAAAGCGAAAAGCGTAGCCTGATCTACCGCGCCATGTGTGCCTTCCCGCCGCGCAACGGCGCGAACTTCTTCCTTGATGGCGCACCGAGTGCCGTGCTAGTCGCGGCCATGTCCCTCGACCGCCACCCATTTTGGGAAAGCTACTACGAGGATGTACCCGACGATCTACCGACCGTCAGCGGCGGCGCCGGGGCTGATGCTATCGGCACATCATTCACATACACGAATGTACCCGGAACCGCCCGCGCACGCCTGGCCTATTCGATATTCGGGACGAACTCAACCACAGCACTCACTAGGGCCTGGATAGGTATACGCGAGGAGTACGCCGGTACGGCATCCTTCAATGCGCGTCACGAGTGCGAAAATGCTGCTCTGGCTAGTGGGGCCTTGTATTCCGGCGCCATCGTGCAGGCCGATGCAACGGCGAGCAGTGGGAACAAGGTCGAGGTTCCATTCAATGTCCTCGCAACTTTCGGCATCCGCTTTGACACTCGCTTCGGTGACATTGGGCTTGTCTACTCACAGCACATGATAGGCCGTTATTCAGTATTGATGCGCGCCAAAGTTACTGCCGGGGCAACCGTGCGAGCGCAGTTACGCTATGGCTCCTCTGTTGCCGCCGGCTCAACCAGGCTACAGCCATCCCAGGATGTCTACATATCGGATAGCGCATGGCATTTGTATGAGCTTGGCGAGATTCAGATACCCGAGTACGGCACCTTCCCGGAAATAGGCGCTTATGGAATTGAAAGTAGCTACTTCCGTATGCAGATGTGGGCCGAGCACATCACGGGAACCGCCGCAACTGACAAATTCGATTGTGATACCTTCATCTTCATACCCTCAGATCACATGATCCGCATCGACAATACCGCCATAGAGCAAGGCGCGTATGTGGATGACCTGCTGGCTATCTACACGCGCCCTGATGATACCCTACTCGCCGTTACCCTTGAGGGCGCCAGCGTACCGGCGCAATACGGCGACTTCTCGCCACGCACCTGGTATCTGCCTGAGGGTGACGGTGTTGTGGTGATGGCTGCCCAGCGCGCCGCCGGGAGCGTACTAGGTGACACGATCACGGGTACAATGAGTTATGTGCCACGGTGGATGAGCTATCGGGATACCTAATAGATTATCATGGTAAATTTTAGTCAGCCCAACTATAGCTTGAGTGCATTTTCTTCTGTGCTACAGAATAATGCCTTTGTACGCGACCTAATGCCACTGGCGCGCAACTATCGGCGCTCGATCCGCTTACAAGGCGGCTTTTGGGAAGGCTCATTCGATATGATGTTGCCGGAGTCCGAGGCTCAGGAAGTGTACTACAACTGGCTTGGCTATCACATCGAGGAGCGCGCCGGGGCTGCCATCAGTTATGAGGCGATGGCATACGCCCTTGAGCTTGAAGTTGCCGGGGTACGCAGGCGGCGTGGGTTTGAGACATTCGCAAACCATGTCAAGGCAAACTACACGGATACTAGCAGCAACCCACAGACTACAGCAGCCGCCACAGATGCCGAAAGTATCAAACGCTATGGTCAGTATGAGGAGATACTATCGCCCGGCGAGGGCGAGTATGCCGCAGCGGTAGCCAATAGCCGCCGCGACCGCTATCTTGAGCTATACGCCAATGCGCCGAGCGTGCCGATCAGTATCAATCTTGACGGGGCCGACGACAAGGCGCAAGGTCAGATCATGGGCGCCCGTAATGCTATTGTAGCCGTACAACTCTGCGGCTACATCTTCACCGCCCAATGGAAGCATGTCACTACCAACGATGATGCTACCGGCAACGTGTCAGCCTGGATTGATAGCATTGTGACTACCGATTGTGAGTTCCTTAGCTCAACGCAAATCACTACCAACGCCTTGCAGGTCAAGCGTACCCTGGGTGAGGCCGCGCGGGCTTGGGATGTGCTACAGGACATGACCGCATTGGGTGACGGTACAAGCGTCTACACTCTCAAGGTGATACCGGGGCGCGGTGTAGTCTATGCACCGCTTGATACTACGCCGCAATACTACATCCTACCCGGCGGCATCTTCCAACGCATTGGCGCAAACCAGACCGTTAACCCGTGGTTGCTACAGCCCGGCATCTATCGTGACATGCGGTATCCGGTCGGTGGGGTGCCGTTGGACGGCGCGACCATCTATGAGGACATCCGGGACATTCTGGTTGAGGAGGTAGAAGTAAGTCAGGAGGGCAATGTCACCTTGAAGACGGCGGCCTTTGAGGAGTCCGAGCTTTTAGCGGGGTGGGCAAGTGGGTGAGGCATGAAAAAAACCCACATCCTGGGTGGCAGCCCATACGGAGTAGGTTTTTTTCAGAATATAAGCAAAAGCCCAATGGGCCCAGCGATAATGAAATTATACCATAGAGTATCGGAAAGCACAACATGACAACACAATACATAATCGGAACGGGACTACTAGGAGTATATGCCACTGATTCGCTAACTGCCCCGCAAGCGTGGGCAGCGGCTAATGGCGGCCTGGGTAGCACCAACATTATCGAAATCGCGCCGGAAGACGACAACCTGCGCCAGTATTGTCTTGACGGTGCGGCACTTGCTACTCGCGTAATCTCTACACGCACCACCGGCGCGTGGTCTCCTATCCTAACAACTGCTCAGGCCCGCGTGCTTACCGGTGAGGCTGATCCCAACAGCACCATCATTGACATCGGCGTGGATCAGGTCAATGGCGATGTGTACGCACTTTTCACAGTTGAATCATTAGCCTCCACGGTTCCGCTCTATGCCCTGCGTAGCGGAGATCAAGGCGGGACGTGGGCGGCTTATGTGGTGGAGGCTACCGGGCGCCATTCGGTGATCGGAAATATCGTTGCCAATAATGGCAATGTAGCATGTTCGTCAGGCTGGCGCATCCCTGGGCGCTCGACAGTATTCGTGAGTACTGACAGTGCGGCGACGTGGACGCCGACAGCCAGCTTTAGCGCAACTCGTTACGCCGCGTGGGTCTTCATCAATAGTTATGCACCGACCTTCTTCTATTGCCGTGGCGGGATAGCCGGGGATGATTTGTACCGGGTAAACTTTGACGCCAGCACACTGTTATTGCAGGCAGGCGTTAGGCCGCTTCGCCCTGATTCGATGGTTTTTGAGGATGCCTTGACACAGAAGGTATACGACTTCTCGACAGAACTGCTTCATGAAACGGCTAATGCGTGGGGAGCCTACACAACACAGGCAGTCGCGGATCAAGATAGTATCTATCTTGATGGATCAACGCTACTCTTTGCGTCCGATACGCCAAGCCCGGATATTTTATCGCGTTACCTGGGAGCCGGTGCAGTGATCGGGGTGTCCGGGCCCAATCCTGATGTTGTGCCTTACGTTGACAGCATCCCGGAGACCTGTGGCGGCGTGGCGATTCGCGGCGGCTTCGTCAAGGGCGAATCAGTTGGCGTATTTGTGCGCAATGTTTTCGCGCCGCAGTTGGGGCGTAGTGTGTCAGTGAATACGCCCGGAGTTATTGTTTAGGAGGGACACCATGCCAGTACCACCCAAGAAGAACGTAGCATACACATTCGATACCGCCCTGACTTCACAGGCGAACCGCCCGCAGTTCCAGAACACGCCGACCTTAGCCGCAGGTGACGTGCAGGTAAGCAAGGATGGCGGCGCCCTTGCCAATATCGCCGCGCTACCCACCTCTACCGGGCGCGTGGTACATGTGGCCCTTACAGCCGCCGAAATGAACGCGGATCGCGTGGCCGTACTTTTCCGTGATGTGGCTGGCGCCGAGTGGGATGATCAACTGTGGAGCCTGCAAACTGTAGAGCAGGACATTGACGACCTGCTGGCAGCGGCGGATCTGTGCGACGTGTGGGATTGCGCCGGCGGCTGCACTATTTCAGAGGCCCTAGACGGTGACGATATCCAGATAGTACGTGGCGCAACTACGACGATTAGCTTCACCGGACGCACCATCACTGCCGGGTACACCAAAATCCAATTCGCCATCAAGGATGACGTGGAGGAAGATACGGACGCGCAGGCGATCCTATTCGCGGATACTACCACCGGCCTGCTCTACCTCAATGGCGCAGCGGCGGCCAATCCCGGCGATGTTACCTTTGCCGTCAATGTAGGCGCAGGAACCGTAACGATAGAGATTGCCGCCCGTGCCACCGCTGAGCTTGCCATCCAGGGTGGCATGGCTTATGAGTTGCAGGAGATTGCTGCCGGTGATGTGAACCAGCTATCGCGTGGAACCGTGCAGGTGATAGCGGATGCGGCCAGGGCTACCAGCTAATAAATTAGCAATGTAAAATCATTGCCCAAGTCAATTCTTAGGCGTATACAGCAACATTACTCGCACATTCCGCCAATATCACATGCAGAAACGCTAGGCGGTTCCATGAAATCGGGGTCGAAATCAAATTGATTAGGATTAAATGCGCGAGTCTTTGACCATAGCACAATGTCTATTATTGTAGCCACGCGCATTTTTTCGCCCTCTTTCGTGGTAATGTTTTTTGAGCGATGCGCTATCGGTACAGTGTTACGGTGGAAAAACGAGGAGTACTCCACGGATGACACGGCGCTGACATCGCACTCCATCCGCTCTATCTCGTCTATTCGCTGCGGGCGATACTTCGCCATTGCGCGCACCTCCCTCTTTACAGAGTTGACGCATGGGAAACACCCAACCCGCCGCGCTCCCATGTCATACAGCGGATTGCGCGGGATGCCGTGCGCCGCTTGCCTAGCTATCAAATCGCGCTTATGTTGTTCTGAGAGCAGCGGGTCATCTTGTATGATCTGCGCCACACGCTCCAAGCTCAGATACTCGCTGGCAATCGCCCACACATCGTCGATGTCCCAATCAATGACAGGGCGGTATACGTCCGTCATCCACCCGTCGTCAAACTCAAAGCTGGCGCGCTCGCCGCGTGTATTACTGGCGCGACCCTCTTCCCAGCGAACGCCGGAAAGCACAAGGACATGCTTCATGGGGCCGGTTGTGGTGATGTCGAAATCACCCACCTGCACAGTATGAACACTTGACCCCTCGTGCATTAGCCCGGCCACATACTCACGCGACGGAATAACCTTTAGCCATTGCGTACAGAATCGCGCACGCCGCGACGGGAATCGCTTTTTCCATACTGCCAGGCTGCTGAAATCACACGGCACTCGCTCGCCAACACGCCCACACATCGGCTGCAGACGCTCAATAGGCGCGATTTCGTCGCGCAACATATCAATGTAGGCGTAGGTCAACAAATCCTCATTACCTGTATCTGCTGTGGTAAGGCGTAGCTTAGACATTGGTAGCCCAGACATGTATTTGTACCACAGCAGGAGAGCGGTTGAGTCCTTGCCACCGCTAACGCCGAGGGCATAATAGTCGTAGTCTTGTATGTTCATCGTTCTCCTTTTGAAAAATGGCCGCATGACTTCTTGCCATGCGGCCTATGTAATTGAAACAGTATCGCCTTTGTAGAATTGTTGCGGCAGCTTTTTCCACTGTGCGCGGTCGGCGTGGAGGATTCTCCTTTTACAAAACTATCTGCACATCCTCTACCTGCCCATTGTTTATCTACGCCTTATGCAATCACCTCCTTACAATGCAAATGCACGGCTCGCGTTCCCCTTTCCATGATCATGATGTCACGAACATGTATATAACCGCGCAATCTGCTTGACATCTTCGCCAGCATATCGCGGGTATGCTCAACCTTTGGCAATAGCACCTCATCCCGCCACTTCTCAAACTCGACGGCATCACTCGTGATCTTGAGGCCGCCTTCCACTTCAATGATGCAATGGCCCTGCATCCGCAGGGCATCAATAGCCGCCTCAATGTCCTCATTGAATAGCACAAGCCCGCACTCGTTTTCTGCATGAAATCCAATCAGCCCGCTTGAAATTGGGCCGCGCTGCTTGATCATTGCGAGCACGGCTTTTAGTACCTTCTCATTTCCTTCATAGTTGCTCACGTCTTCCTCCTTATAGTTTCTGCCACTATTGCGACACACCCAAGCGGATCTCGCTTGAGCATCTGCGGCGTGAAGTGCAAGACCGTCCACCCCAACATCGCCGCTGCGTTCATCTTCTCCATGTCGCCTTCAAGGTTGTGGCGGCCAACCACCACGCACCGACGCTTGTGTGGCAGGTACTTCGCAATGCGCTTCCCGCCATCAATCTCGACCGCAACCTTGACGGATGGCATGGCCCAGTCGAAGCGCCAGCGCCGGCCAAGCTCCTGGCGGGCAAACTGCAACTCACCGCCACTCTCTGTATGGCGTACTTCAAGGCGCTTGAGCGACTTGGGCGCGAACTGTTGCCAGATACGCGCCCAGTCTTTAGCCCGATCACGCGCCATGCTTGCCTTTCTCCGGGAAGATCAACTCAATCAGGTTTTCGTCTTCCAGGATTGCGGCAATGCCTTCACGGATCTCCACGCCATCACCGCCGAGGTCGGCGTCAATGTCTAGGACGCCTGACATGATCCGGCGCAACTCTTCCACCTCACGCCACGTGGCGCGATAATCCTGGTATAATTTGTGCGCCTTGCGATCTGCGACATCAATGTACTCCACGACCTTTAATTTCAACACCTGCTCAGTTGCCTCTCTCATCGTGCCCTCACCTCCCGGCGCACACTCACCACGCGCCGCTGTGTCTTCTCCCAGTCGTCGGTGTGACCTTCCTCGCGCACTTCTCCGAACCCATCAAGCGGAGCCAGGTGTGCCTCACATGCCGGGCCTTCTACTCCCTCAACATGCGTCTTTACCTCGCCGTCTGCTTCAATAATGATAATGATCTTTTCCATGACTTACCTCCGCACCCTTACGCGCGCCTGGCGTTCAACTTGCGTGCGTGCTACTCGTACCCGGCGCGTCGGCTCAACCTCAAATTCAATACGATCCCCGACACGTCGCTCATTAACAATTCTGTATCCCTTCTCCTCATACCTGCGCCGAACATCCCGACGGCTATACTCCTGCATGGCCTTGCACAAGATGAGGTGCTGGCGAGTTGTCTTGTCCTCAATCTGCCCACGGTCGAAGTCGCTGACGATAGCAACATAGCCGTCTTCGGTGTGCTTCCACCCGATGTCATTGGCTCCCCGGCTCACGTGGCGCCGTCGGATCACCAGGTCAGCGTGCTCCTGGCGCTGTTTTCCCAGATAGCCGTATAAGGGCATGTTGTCGCCCTCCTCATACAGGATACCCAGGTCATCAAGGACGGCCTTAAAGAGTTCGACATCCTTGATGACGCTTGTATAATTTTTATATTTGCTCATGACTTTCCTCCTGTACCTTCACTTACTTAACTTATTATATCACATAATTTAGCAATTACAAGGGCCAATTTCCTGGTTTAGACAGTCAATTTCGGAAATTGGCCAAAAATGACCGCAAGGCTACAGTTCCAAAGCCAGCCCGCGTGATGTCTTAGCCTTACGCCCAGTCTCTTGCTTGCTGCTGGCAGGTTTGGCTTTGTTTGACCAGGCGCGCATGGTCTTGATCCCATCGGCCATCGTGACGCTCAAGGGAACCGTGTCACCCGCTGCTTGCAGCAGGTCGGCGGTGTTGACCTCGCGGTCTTCCTTGAAGGCTGCCCACAGGGCCGCTTGCACGACCTTCTCAAGCTCCGCCCCGGTGAAGTCGTTTGTCGCCTTGACTACCGCGCTAAGGTCGAAGTCGTCCGGCTTTCGATTTACCTTCATAATATGAATAGATAGTATCTCCTCGCGCTCTGCTTCGCCGGGAAGGTCAACAAAGAAGACCTCCGAGAAGCGGCGTACCAACTCCGGGCGTAGACTGGTGATGTCATTGGCAGTGGCAAAAATGAAGACACCGTTTCCCTGCTCCTCCATCCACGTGAGGATGGTGCCAAGTACCCGCTTGCTGGTGCCACCATCCGACTCACCGCCGCCTGATCCCAGGGCCTTCTCGATCTCGTCAATCCAGAGGATGCACGGGGCCACCGCTGACGCGATCTTGAGAGCGTTACGTGCCTGCTCCTCACTCTCCCCGACCAGGCTACCGAACAGCGCCCCCACGTCAAGGCGCAGCAAGGGCTGGTTCCACATCGCGCTGACCATCTTCGCGGTGAGGCTCTTTCCACAACCGGGGACACCTACAACCAGTGTGCCCCGCGCCGGTTCAATCCCGAACTCCCGCGCCTGCGGACTATTGGAAAGCCCGGCGCTGTCAAGCCACTGTTTGAGCATGTCCAGGCCGCCAACGTCTGCTTGTGATACATCTGCCGGGTAGTACTCAAGGGCGCCCGACTCGCGGATGATCCCGGCCTTCTGCTCCAAGCAGAACTTGATCGCCCGACTATCCAACTCACCATGTTCAATCACCGCTGAGGCCAGCACTGCATCGGCCTCTTGTTTGCTCAGACCTTGAAGGGCTTGCACCAAGCTGGTCTTGTCGCCATTCAATGCGCTTTCGCATTGCACCCTGAACAAGAAGTCGTCAATGTGGGCGTCAAGCTCGGCCGCATCTGGTAGCGTCAAGTCAATCATGGCCACGTCCTTCTTTAGGTCTCCCGGAAGATTGAAAGATGGTGACACCATGATCACGGTCTGGCGTCGCACGGTCAATACCTCGGCAAGGTCGCGGATGCCGCGGGCGACTAACGGATTTCCCAAGAACGGGTGCAGGTCCTTGACGACAAAGATACAGTTGGGCGCCGGTTCATCTTCCGCGTCGCCATACTCATCAATTATAAGCATGGGTAACAACTCGGCTTCGTCCTCCGCCCGTACTGCCGGAGGATTCTTCGGTGCATCCATATCATACAACTCCCCGGCTTTCGTACCCATGCGCCGTAGCCCCTGTGTAACTGACCACACAAAAAGCTCCTTGCGGGCGCCCGTGCGCTCCGCATCAGCATCAATGATACCGATGATGCTATCCAGAACGCGCTGGGTTTCATAAGACTGCACCGCGATCACGGGCTGGCGTGCCCGGATCATCCGGTACAGCTTGGCTTGCGTCTGCTTGCTATTCATTGCTTTCTCCTTAAATATTGTCATGATGTTGCTCAACCATCTGGTGAAAATCTATAAAGCCAATCAGTGACTTCCCCTGTCTTTCTATTGCCTGAGCAATGTGTAACATTTCACTTCATCTACTGTCCACAGTTCAATCGGCGCAACTTCACACATTGCGCTGATCAATTCTGTGCTCGTTTCATAACGTGTGTTGCCGTCTGAATCCTCAAGAACATACTCGCGTGCATCCTTGCCGGTGATGCTTCCATAGTCTCGGAAGGCATGGTGCTTTCCGTGGTACATCCTGCCCCTGCACTCGATCAATTCGGTTGCTTTCATGATCTTTCTCCTTATAGTTCCAACATCGCCGCCCTGGTCGCGGCTTTACTCTTACGTTCCACTTCCTTCGCCTGATCCCGTACCATCGTCTTGAGTTGCGCCAGGCTTTCCGCCACACCATCGGCTGCAATGGCCTTAGTTTCGCCCTCTGCGCCGGCCACACCCTCGGCCTTCGCTTTCACTTCCTCGATCAGTCGCGCCAGGTCATCATTGCCCGACAAGGCTGATCCGCCCATATACCGCCACAGGTCGATAAAACCTTTGGCAGTATCAAGACTGCGACCGCGAAAGCTCCCGTTCTTCTTGTATCCCTTGAGCAGGGAGTTGCACCCCGCCTCAAGTTGCGCGAATAGCGCGCTCAGGGCCTCCTCGATGGGCGATGCCGCTTCTGTCACGGCTTCCCGCGCACGGTCAAGCTCGGCCTGCATGATTGCTTCCTGGCGGGCTTTCTTGGTGAATGTGATGTCATTGGCCTGGGCGATCTTTGCACGCGCCTGGGCCTGGGCTGCTTCCGCCTCCAAGTACTCTGCTTCCTCTTTGGCTGCTTCAGCGGTGGTGAACAGGATAGAGGTGTGATAGCTCGCCGTGATCCCGGCCTTGATCCGATCCTTCGTGGGCATTGCGGCCAGGGCGCTACTTACCACGTAGGCGATGTACTTCTCACCGTCTTCCGGCTCAAACATCTCATCGCCCACCGAAAGCGCGAACCCTTCAGGATAACGCGCCTGTAGTGCGCGCCAGTTCTCCTCCGCTAGGCCCTTCCAGAACTCCCTATTCACCACGATGATGTCATCATAGCGAAAGAGGATGTCTTCAATGATTGCCTCACGCTTGACCTGCAACTCCTCCCACCGCGCCTTGAAATCGTCATAGGCATCAAACAGCAACAGCCGCCAGGAATTGGAGGCCGTCAGTTTGTCGATGCTATCAAGTCGCAGGGCATACTTGTCAACACAGTGGCGACACTGCGTTGACCAGGAATTGAGGGCACGGTCGGCAAGCTGATCAATGGCCTCACGTCCGGCCTTGATCTTCTCGCCCACTGTTTTCTTGCTCATCCCCAAGTGAGCCAAGTTCAGACCCCGGCTCATCATCGTGGCCCCGTGTACACTCACGGTGATCAGCAGGCCTTTGCTCAACAGACCCCGGATGTCAAGTTCCACGCTTGACACGGGGATGCCTAATTGCTCCTGTACGTCTTGTACTTTAGTCATCGCTTTCTCCTTTGACAACTCTATACCTACGCTCTTCATTCTGGCGCATAATTTCAAACATCAAATCCGTTGCGACGGTTGCATACCATGTGATGTTGTTAATTTTATAGATCACTTTTGCATGCCCTATCGTTTCAAGGCGTAACTTTTCTTCATCTGTGATGGCTGCCATCGCGGCCTGCTTCTCCTCATCGCGTAACACAATCCACTCACCCACTATCGGATAACGTGAAAACCGGTATAATTTCTGCATTGCTCTCTCCTTTGAACTTCACTTGTTAATCTAATATACTTATTCTACCATATAACTAAGCTATTGTCAATACCCAAACAGACCATTTAGACACCCAATTTCTAAATTGGTATCAAAATGACCGCAAGGTTTTAGAACATGCTCATCTGCTCAATCTCGCCCGCCTGTACATGTTCCCAAAAGCTCGCGGCCTTCACTGCGCGCTCTACGGCCCTCTCGGCTGTCGCCGTATCCGTGGATACCTCAATGCCCACCGGCGCTTCCTGGATGTCCGGCATCGCCCACACATCGCCGCGCAGCAAGTCGCGCATCCTCACAACGGCCATCATCTGCTTGTACTTGTGATCCAACATCTCGCGCACATTGTTCGGCATTATGACCAGCCAGGGCGCGAATAGATAGCCGTTCAACTCCGCACACAGGCACAGCGAGTGTACAATGTCCTGGCCGGATAGCCGTAGTGATCGGTTGCTGGCTTCCAGGAGTATGGAACCGCTACCGCAGCAGCAGTCGTGGACGGACACAAGGCGCTGGTCAATGAGTGGATCAGCTTCGCCCATCGTGACATCACTCATTAGCTTGATCACAGGCATGGGCGTGGAGTAGAAGCCGGTGGTACTGGCCCAGGGTGACTTCGTGCGCTTGTCGTCTTGTAGGCCGCCTTGCAAGATGAAGGCCGACCAGTCGCAGGGCGAGTGTAGCAAGTGGGCCAGGTTGAAAAACCTGTACCATTGCTCACGTACATCCTCCGGGATGCGTGCCACCTCGTCCTCAAGGTCGCGGCGCCCGAAGCCGTGCAATAACCACTTGACCATGAATATCCAAGCCTCGTCGTACCATTGCCAATGCCTACGTACAGGATAGCGCAAGCACTCCTGGATGTGGCGCATGTCTACGTGCTGCGGCGCTGCGGTAAAGTGTAGTTGCGGGATGGGCGCGGCGGGCAGATCAACATGCTCACATATCCACGACCAGTACATCCAACGACAAGGGCCGCTATACGGCAGCGGCCCAATTTTGGCAAGTTGTTTCTTGCTAAGGTCTGTCGGGTAGTCATTGCGGGTGGCCTTCACGCCATCCAGGAGTAGGAGGTATGGAAGAAGCCAGCCGCGCTCCGGGTATTGCGGGGCGTTCACAGCATAATCTCCTTTACGGCGATGTGCTGTAACCATGACCGCAAAACAACATTGTCACCATGCTCAGACACATCTACTAATCCGGGCCTTTGTGCATCATAGAACTCCTGAACGGCTTCACGAATCCCGGCAATCTCGGCATCCTTGTCATGGTACATCACGAGCACCGCATCAAGCTCATGGCACCGCTTGAGGCATAGCCGGTAGTCATCGTCGCTATACTCAAAGGCCGCATAGAAGCGGCCATGAATAAACTGCCCGTTGAATACCACGCGCCCAGGGATAGGACGCGGGGCATTGAATACTAGATCATCTCGCCCAACTTGCTCAGGCCGATCGATAAACACGTGACGTACCTCAAACCGAAATTCTTGCTCATTCATGACTTTTCTCCTCTACTATCCACTCAATTTCAGCCGCCACCGCATCCTCATGCGTGGCTTGCTCTACGGCAACCTGCTCAAGCGTCACCGCATCCCATACCGACCACGGCCCGCGCCATGTGCGCGTCCAGTCCGCGACATGGCCTGCACCACCAAAAACTTTACGTAGTAACTTGAATGACATGCGCTTTACCGGATTCATGGGCCACACATGACCGCCTCGCCGCTCTTCCTTGATTGTGCCGAAAGTCTCAAGCGGACTTACTTCGGATTCCTGGTTTGGGTGGAAGACGGCTAAAACGCTGCCGTCTTCCTGAATGACGATCTGTGTGCTATGCATGAATCTTGATCCCGTAACCATAGCTCATGCTGCCGCAGATAGGGCAGGCATTATCATCGGTGATCTCACTGGTCTGGTCGCAAACATAGCAGTAAACCTGTTCCTGCTCTTTAGATACTTCCAGGGCAACATCAAGGATCAGGTCTTGGTTGTCATAATCATCGTCACCGATGTTAAAGAAGTTAATCGCATCGGCTTCTAGGTCTCTTACCTGGGCTATGCCGTCATCATCAATAAAGTCGTACACCGCATTTTCCATGTATTCCTTGACAACTTGCTTTTGTAACATTGTTCTTCTCCTTTGTTGTTTCTAGCTTCTGCGATCAACGATGACGAACCGGGCATCTACCCACAGGCGCAGTCGTCCACTTCTAAATTTCTGCACTTCACAGTATTCGCTCTCGTATACAAGCAATTGTGAGAAGTCTTCTAGCCCTTCCAGGGCCTTCATGACCTCGTTGAAGAATGTCAAATCTACCAGCATTTGCGCGACTTCTTCTTGATCATGCTCACCGCTGCCGGCCCATGAGACTGCCGGGGCCTGTGGCTTGTCATTGAAGTCGCTGCGAACTGTCAACTTCAAGTCACCGATCTCCATTGAAAACTGATAATCTGCTACGAATACTCTGCCCTTGATTTCTTGCTTTTGCTTGTTCATGATCTTCTCCTTAATAATTTACTCACTTAACTTTATAGTCTTATTATAACAGATAACTAAGCATTTGTCAAGACCCAAACAGGCCGTTTAGACAGTCAATTTCGGAAAAGTAGCTAAAGTGACCGCATGGCTTGCCCGTTTTTGAGCCCTCATTTAGACACTACCTTGCGGTCATTTTAAGCAAAACTCCCGGCCTTCACCGGGAGCTTGTTTAGATTGACCACCTTCTCCTAACTGATGTACTCCGACAGGTCGCTTGAGATCCTAGCCGTCGGGATCTCTTCAATCGTGACCAGCTCCGGTGCGATAATCCCTTGTCGGGCAGCCTTGTCAAACGGCTTCTTGTCTAACGACTCCTTGATGAAGATACGCGCGTTTTCCTTGCACCACTCAAGAACCTTTCCGAGGTCGTATCGTGCCGTCTTCGTAACGGCGATGCTAACGGCCTGGTGTGGGTGCTTGTTCTCAGTGTCGTCATACATGGCGACTGCGGCGTCACGCACGCGCATCTCTGCGGTGGCGATGCGCTCTTTGATGATAATCACGGTATCTTGAGTGCGCTTTAGATGATCATGCTCAAGCGTAGCCTCAAGCGCCTCCTGCGCGTCCTTAACGTCATTTTGTGCGCTTTCAAGGTCAGCGCGTAAAACTGCTAACTCCTGTACTAGCTTATCAATAGTCATGGTATTCCTCCTATACCTGTGCGAGGGCCTGACCGACCTCGCTGTGGATGTCGTAGAAATCAACGGCTTCGTCAAGCCCTTGTGATGCCATTATTGAGGAATTTGCAACTACGATTATCTCAAGCGCCTTTCGTGCCCGCTCGATGTTCCACTTGCCATCAGGCACTCGTTTGAGATCCAAGCTCGTGAGGGCATGGAACTCCTTCACTGCCGCAAGGATGGCGTTGAAATAGTCGCCTTTGGTTTCCAGCTTTGGTGCCGGCTTGGGCTCAGTGTCGCTGGCAGCTTCGTCATCCTCACGTGGGAAGTGCTCATCCAGCGGATCCGGTGGCGGCTCTGGCGTAGCCTCATCCGTCATGGTGAACTCGCCGTCCTGCACATCCTCATCCGGCGCTTGCTCCCCTGCATGCTTCTTGGGCGCACCAAATAGCGCCTCCTTTGCTGCGCACATATCCTCGCGGCTCATCGGCGCGCGCTGACGATCCTGGGCATGTAACTTTGCGAGGGCTACGGCATCGCCAGGTGCTAAGCCCTCGGTGTCTTGCCAGTCCTCGGCTTCGATCACATCTTGACCACGATCACGGCGCAACTGCGAGACCTGAGCGCGGTTTGGCGTCCCGAAACGCTTGATCAGTGCGTCCGTGACCGCCCGTTTCTCAATCTTCCACCGCTTGTCGCGCCCTGCCGGGGCGAAATACCACGTATCCCACTCCTTAGCCGTCGCCGTTCCGATCCCGCGCATCATGAACATCTCGCGGGCCTCATGGACATCGAAGGCACCGGATGCCGCTGCCTCATAAACCTTTGGTAGGTCGTCATTCATGAAGAAGACGACCTCGACGGCATGATCATCGGGATTAAGGCCGCGTGCTACCAATTCCTCAGTTTCAAGCTCACGGTACTTGGGCATGGTATGCTGGCCGTGGAACTTGGCTATAAACTGTTCAATGAGCTGGTAAGCCCATTGAAACTGCACCTTGTTCTTCTTGTCGAGATACCAGTGGCCTTCGTGGCTGTTCATCGGATCAACGCCTAAGGCATAAGAGCGCCGTGCAACATAGTCAATTTGTATCGCCGTCATTTTCTCTGCAAACGGCGCCGATGCCTTGATGATAGCACGTTGCTGCTGATACGCCTCGCTCCCCTCATATCCAATAATATCATGCTGTCTCTGTTGCTCTGCTAATTCCGTCCCTTTTTCTTCTGTCATGATCTCACTCCTTTGAATGAATTACTAAACTAAAATAATAGATGATAGGCTGACCAGGCCCTTAGAAGTCATCGCCTCCAATGCTATGCCTAGCCCATGCCTGCGCATCTATCAGCGCCTCGCACTCAGGATGTAGACCATTGTGCCACGGCTCAACCGGCTGACCGCAAAGGGCGCAAAGTTCAAACGGTACGACCTCAAGGCGCTCATGCGCTGGCAGTAGTTTGTACGTCTGTTCTACTACCAGGGTTTGACCTGGCAGGCTACAAGCCGCAACAGAGGGCGTGTTTTTCGTGTTTTGATCGCTCAGTGCTTCCATTATACTCCTTGTCTGTATTTTCTTCTAAAGGGACGGACTAGGGATTCGAACCCTAGCCTGGTAGTGATGTGCTACCAGCGCCTTACTGTGGAGCGCGATGTGGTTTGTTGAATTGCTCCTCCGTCCCCACTGCCGACAAATTTGCACTTGTCAGCAGTAGGGAAGGCCGGGGCGTTGGCCCCGGTGATGGCTACCAAGTCCAATTGCTCGTCACCTCCTCCATCGCCGCATTGTATGCGTTGAAGTCCTCTTCGCTCGCGTACTTGGCGGGCTGACCTGCGATCCGGTCTTGGATCACGTCATCAGTCGCCCACACCTCGTACTCGTCACCCATTGCCTTCTGCATTGCGCCCACGTACTTGGTGATGTATTGCTCGACATCTTCTGCGGTTACATCATCGCCACTCGTAACCCACTCTTCTAAATCTGCCAGGCAAAGCCGAACCTCTGTTTGCTCTTTCATCTCTCTATCTCCTTCTCGCTATCGGGTGGGGATGTCCCTCCCTCATTAGATATATTCTACCATATAACTAAGCTATTGTCAATACCCAAACAGACCATTTAGACACCCAATTTCTAAATTGGTACTAAAATGACCGCAAGGTCTTAGAACATGCGGTCCATCATCAGCACTCGTCCATTCCTAACTGTATCATTCTAAGCATAAGCGACTCGCCCATGCGCCCATTTTCTTTTGTCCACTTGTACAATGCCATGATAAGTGCATCCACATTACCCTGCGCTTCGATTGCACCGCTTACCATGTGATAGAGGACAGTTGCGCCATCTACCATCATGCGCGTACTCGCTGCACTACCCGGCTCATACTCTACCACAGCAGCAAAGGACATCTCGTGATTCGCACAATCCTGCGCGATAGCCGCAAGCTGTGGCGCAATGACTTCATCGTAATATTTCTCACTCATCGCCTTCTCCTTTCTCGTCCGGCCAGTCATCCATAAGCGAGCCCAGGTCATTGTTCATGCCAGACACGTCAATGGTCAGCACATCAATCATGTCATTGGTCTGCCCGTCATCAACAAACGCCTTGAAGTGCCGGTCTTGTCGCCATGTGTGCGTGTATGGGCTTACACACAATCCATGAGTGTCGCGTGATACGATTGCAAAAGCGCCATTGCCCGACATTAGCTTTAGTCCATGTTGATCCAGTATCGGGCCAATCTCCTCGCGGGCCTCCTCCGCGATTGCATACACCTGCTCAAGGTATGTATTCCACGCCTTAACCAACTTCGCTTGATATTTCGCTTTCATGTCCTTTCTCCTTTATTTTCACTTAGTAAACTATTACCAGTCACCCGGACTAACTACAGGATACGGCATCGGAAGGAATGACACTCGCTCCGGTGCCCACTTCAAGTACACGACCACGCTTTTCTTGCCCTCGCGTTGCTTGGCGATGATGATCTGCGCGTTGACATCGCCGGAGGCTTCACTATCGTAATGGATGAAGATCACATTATCTGCGTCCTGCTCAAGGTCTCCCGATTCCCGCAGGTGGTGCAGTTGTGGAACCTGACCGGCGGCGAGGCGGTTTAGCTGTGAGGCTACCACGAAGGGCCGGTCAAGCTCCAAACATAGCCGCTTGATCCCGCGTGAGATTTGCCCCACCTCAAGATACCGCTTCTCTCTACGATTCTGCGATTCCATAAGCTGAATGTAGTCAATGAAGACCACATCCGGCTTGCCGTGCTTCTGCACGAAGCGCAGTGTCTCAGCGCGCAACTCGCCAATGGACATGCCAGGCGTGGTATTGATGTGGATAGGAAGGGCGGCGGCCTCCTCGATGTCCGTGGCGACTTGGCCCCATAGCTCGTCTGGAATTTCGCCGTTTTTGATCTGCTGTGTGGTGATGTGTCCACGGCTCGCGGCGATACGGCCCACTATCTGCCGTCGCGTCATTTCGAGCGAGAAGATCAGCGACGTTTTGCTGGCCTTCGCCGCGCACTGGGCCAGGTTCAGACAAAGCGCCGACTTGCCCATGCCTGGCCTGGCCGCCACTATCGTCACCTCGCTATTGCGCAGGCGATAGTACTCATCCAGCGCCTTGTATCCCGTTTTGAAGGCAATCGGCGCGCCGGCGGCGTGGGCCTTCTCCAACTCATCCCACAACTCGCTGGCCGCCACGGATGCCGGGACGGTGTTCTCGGTGTAGATTTGCTGGCGCACGCTATACACCTGCGTTTCGGCAATGTCCAAAATCTCATCGAGTGACTTGCTTGTATCAAAGGCGGCCTTGACCGCCTTCATGGATGCTTGCAGAACTTGCCGGCGGATGCTTGCGTCTTCTACCTCGCGGGCATAAGCCTCAACGTGGAACGCTGATGGTACATGATTTGCGAGGGATGTCAGATAAGCCGCGCCGCCGACACGCTGTAGTTTGTCACGCTTCTCGAGGCGCGCCGTCACGCTGATTAGGTCGATGGGCATGTGTTCATCATGCAAGCTAGTCAATGCCGCGAAGATGGTCTCATGGCGCGCTTCATAGAAATCATGCGGCTTGAGGAGCTGCGCCACCCTAACGATGGCCTGCGGGTCAATCATGATCGCGCCCAGTACGGCAGCCTCGGCTTTGAGGCTGCGCGGGACGGGGTTGTCAATCATTGCTGTCTCCATTCGCCACTGCACGCCAATACTCATACTCGCAAGTCTGGTCGCAGAAATTCGCGCCGTCGTGGTCTTTGAGGACGCCTGGGTCAAGGCCCAGGGTTTCAAAAATATCAAGCGTGTATAAGTCTACCTCATCAGTTGCGTCCACGGTATATCCACCGCAAGAAGTATCATGCAATTTTCCGCACTGTATACATTGCTCGTAGCTATCCGGGATCAGGCGCAGATGCTCTTGTAGGTAGTAGATGACTGAGAAGGCCGCCTGCGGCGTTAATTGCGGCTGATGCGCCAGGCGGATGCCGGTGCGCTCCTCGATGGGCTCGCCGGTCAACATGTCCATTAAAAGTTGCGCTTGCTCTAGCGTCACTTCAATATCATCGCTTTCTTCCTCTGCGATGACTGCCGTTCGCACAAGCTGCTCTACCGCGACCGCCTCTGCCACTCCCTTTGTAAAACTACTATTTATCTGCATTGCTCTCTCCTTTGAATTATGATACTAAATTTTTTTCAATACGTGGCGCCCACGGCCGCTCCATCCGTTGGCAAATTCAGCCTCACCGGGTAGTAATTCCACGCCATTCGCCACTTTGAGGCTGGCAAGATGGTACGCCAATTGACGTAGTATCTCGCCTGTTTCATCTTTGAAATTTAGTGATCCGCACCATAGCGGGAACGCCGAAAAATCAAGGTTTGCCCCGCTCAGGTCGGCCATGCGCAGGTCGATTTCGCGCAGGTCGGCCCCGATCAGTTTGGCCCCGCGCAGTTTGGCCCCGCGCAGGTCGGCCCCGCCCAAGTTGGCCCCGCCCAAGTCGGCCCCGCTCAGGTCGGCCCCGCGCAGGTCGGTCCCGCTCAGGTCGGCCTCGCCCAAGTTGACCCCGCGCAGTTTGGCCCCGCGCAGGTCGGCCTCGCCCAAGTTGGCCTCGCTCAGGTCGGCCTCGCCCAAGTCGGCCCCGCCCAGTTTGGCCCCGCTCAGTTTGGCCCCGCCCAGTTTGGCCCCGCCCAGT